ACGAAACACTGCATCTAGACGATCTCGTCGATTACGTGACTATTGCAAACGACGAGACTTCGCCATGGCCTGCTGCATGGATCGAGTTTTCGGTTATCTGGCATCCGCCAGAGCCAGATGTCGGCATCTTCGATTCCACGCCAGAGGTCAAACGATTGGTGTATTTCCTGGAATCGAACGAGCAAGACTTTCCGCCGCGTAAGTTTACGAACCAAGGTTTGTTCGTTGCCGCGCTTCATCGTGAGATCAAGAATGATATTGCGGAAAGCTACGCCGAATTGCTCGCAATCATTCGTCGCCTCGAGAACGATGCGCTTGCATCTTTAGAGAAACAATGATGGACGCTGATGAACCTGATCCTGTCGCCTTTCGTTGGCACTTCGCGACTTCGGCTTTCGCGCTATTGATTTGGGCGTTTGCTTACGCAGTTTTGCGATAAACGTCACTGTCAAGTACCTCGAAAAATTTATTTTCGGTTGTTGCATAAATGTCGCGCCCGAATCGCCCTGTCGTGTGTTATTACGATCGGGGGTTAGTTGTACCCGAGGAGCACACCATGCAGCGTAATATCGTAACCCTGGACAGTCTTGTCCACGCAAAGTTCGTCGCCATCACCGCGGCGAAGATGGACGACAAGCAAGACGGCTACGCCGTCACTGTTAAACCACTCAACGATCCTGACGCTGATGGCGTTACGGCTTTCATCTCGAAAGAGCGGGCGGAAGAAATCGGACTGGCAACGCGCATTCTGCAATAAAATTCCTGTTGCGAGAACCAACGGCACACGCTATCGTTTCGTTGTCGCAATTCCGCGACGGAGGACACGCTATGATGGATCCGAACGATACGCCCGAGACCGAGACGCCCGCGACGGACGCCGACATCGCCGACCAGCCGGTCGCGGACAGCTCGGATGACAATGGCGACGAGGACGTCGGCGAGGACGGCGACGGCGAATAATCACTGATCGAGCTCACTAGGGAGCAATGCGCAAGCGGCGCTCCCTAGGTGTCGGGAGGACGTGCGGAAGGCGTCCTCCCGACACACGAGGGCAGGTGATCGTAGTAGGGCCCTCTACGGATACGGTCACGGGGTGGCTCCCCGGCCCACAATAGCCAATGACCGTAATTCGGTCCGATGACACGAAACGCGAGGACGCGGGGGCAGTACCCGCCGCCTCCACCATGACTGCTGGAGCCTCTGACGGTGTCGCATCACAATCCGTCCTATGGAGGTGCCTAGATGCAAGGACACCCTGCCCTAATGCGGCAGCAGTCCAGCAGTCTTGACGGGGGCGAACCAGGATCGACTGCGCGGACAGAATCGGAACGCGGTTTGGGTTGGCCCTCCATAATGGGCAAGATCGCAACTGCGAACGACAACTCGCGCGTGAGCGCACGGATCGCGGCCTAATCCGCCGCTATCGCCGTCCGCCGGGAACGGGGCAACAGAATCCCGGCACCTTATCCTAAAATAACGCTTGACGATCTTTTGCGGCGGCAACCATTGTCGCGTTCTGTCCTCCAGGCAGGCAAAGGGACGGTCTCTCGCTGAGCCGTCCCTTTGTTTTTCTGGTTGCATTTATCATCACGATATTGCAACATCCTTCTTGTCATTCAACTGGAGGACATGACGTGATTTGGAAACAACTCGACCAACGTATTCCGCTCGAGCACGCAATCGGTTTTATCCCCGAGTTCTTGAGCGAAGCCGACCCGCGTGGAGCCGTCGATCAGTTCAAGTCGAATTACTGCGGCGGCTGGCTCGACATGACGGTTGGCATTGGCGGTTTTACCGCGTTCGACGACTTCAACAAGTTGAAGTATCCTGGCGACCCGCCGCTTCACGCGCTCGCCGAGACGACGCTTCACGGCGGCGTCTACGCCGACAAGGATCGCAGGCCCGAGCGGATCGTCGTCTACGAATCCGCGTTTGTCGCGGTAATCGCGGAAGACGGCTCGTTCCGCGTTTCGAGGCTCGACTAATGGCGAAGCGTATTGTTATGACCCGGGAACGTAAGGCCGCGTTCCCGGCGATTCTCGCAGCCGCGCGTGCTGCAACGCGCCATGTTCCTATGAACAGCAAACAGCGTGCGGAGCTCGAGCAGGCGTTGGAGACGTTCCGTGAGTGTTAAGATCATGGAAGAGTGGCGAGCGGTCGCAGCTAGCGGCCGCATCGTCGCGACTTTCGCCGAACGCGAGCTAGCAAAGAGCTGGCGGGAAACGCACCAGTCACACTCTGTCACTATGAGACGAGTGTTGACTATCACAGTCGAGGAAACGGACGATGAATTACGCTGAGGCTGCATACTTCGACGGCAATCACTGTCAGCACGTCGCGGACCGCGACGAGCACCGTCGCCTGCAGCGCATCAGCGAACAAGCCCGTCGCTACGGGCGTGATCGTCGCTATGGAGGACGCAGCAAATGATTGAGAAAGCCTTGCTCGCACTGCTGATCGTGTTTGCGCTCGTAACGGCGTTGCCGCCAATCGTTGCGCATATCGAGCACAACGCTCGCACGATCCAGTGCGCAGAACAGCACGTCACGATCTGCGTTTACGACAGACACGCAAAATGAAGTGTTTTATCTGGCAACGGACGGGCGAGGTTACGCACCACTACCACGCCGAAGCTGGCGTTATTGTCTTCGCACTTGATCTCGCGCTTGCGCGGCGTTCGTTCAAGACGTGGCAAGAACAGAACAACGCCTTCGGCGTCCAGGAAAAATGCGGCGTTTATCTGCTCGATCCGGACATTGTCGTAAACTGCGTTTTCGGAACACCATCGAGGATATTCGTCTTTCCCGATAAAGGGTGCTGCGGGTAGGCGTATTGAGACTACGTTGACAAGCGAGTAGGGGCGCGCGCATATAGCGACTATGCACGCCCCTTACATCCTCGCTGACATGCCGATGGACCTTGCGGTCGCGCTCGATCCCGATGAACGTAAGTTCCTAGCAGAATACATCATCGATCTCGACGTGCTGAACGCAACCAAGCGGGCTGGCATTTACAACGGCAAGAAGTACAAGGACTCGAGCTTCGAGCGCCTTGGCAAGAAGATTCTCGACCGAACGCATGTGCGCGCGGCGTTGCACTGGCTGCAATCGTACCGCGCCCGGCACTCGGAAATCAACGCCGAGAAGGTTATCAAACGCCTGTGGGCAATCGCAACCGCCGACGCAAGCGAGATCTCGGCGGTGCGCGTATTCTGCTGCCGCAACTGTCACGGCGAAGACTTCCAGTATCAGTGGATCAACGAGACAGAGTTTAACTTCGCCAAAGCTGCGAATGACTTTGTGTCGGATGCGGGAGGCTACGGGTACGATCCCGAAAATCGACCGAACAAACTATGCCCACATTGCAAGGGGCTCGGCGAGCAGGCTGTGTTCCTTGCGGATTCGCGCGATTATTCGGCCGACGCAAAACTGCTCTACGCTGGGGCGAAGCAAACGCGCTACGGGATCGAAGTCAAGACACATGACCAAATGCGCGCTATGGAGATGACTGCGAAGATCCTTGGCTTGTTTGGTGGCGACGAACCCGGCGACAATCAAATCCGCGTGATCGTTCAAGGCGGATTGCCAGAATGAGTTGCCTTTCTGCGCGCTTTGGATCATGCGAAAAGCTCTACACGTCTGGAGGACGAGCGATGGGTTTTTTCGGATGGTTATTTGCCGGCTTTTTCGTAAATCGGCAACACCGCGACAATATGCGCCAACTCAGGACGCAGCAGGCGACGCGGCAATCCATGGATGCCATGCTGCGCCTCGCATGTGCGCCGGATGAGCGGCAGCGTCAGATCATCGCGCGACAGATCGTTGCCGATCGAGCAGTCGAACAAGCGACGCAGCGCCGTTTGGGCGTCCTTCGTGCGATGCTTTGGTTTGTCGTTTGCGGGATCGCGCTGGGCGGCGCCTACGCGCTCGTAACGTCAACACCCTCACAAACGGACACCCCGCCCGCGGTCGCCCCTGTAGGGACGGCACAGGCGCCTGCAATCGCCGGATCTGAAACAACGGCGCAGCTGCTCGCCGAATTGTCGAAGCCGATGCCGTGCGCTCATCCGTTCAAACAAGACGGGGCAACGCTTTGCGACACGTCGCAGCAGGACAACGATCCGGCTGCGACCGAAAAACGAGCGCGCTCGTACTTGCACGACGCTGACGAGAATGCCAACTGAGTGCGTGACGTTCCAGTCCAGCTGCCGGTTCTTCATGCTGGGCAAGTTCGAGCGTTAAAGGCATCCGAGCCATCCGCGCGTCAGCTCTCGATCTCGCCGCAATTTGCCGAGAACAAGGGAGGCAAACGAAAATCCGTTCGTTGCGGGCGACGCTGGGGCAAGACAGCTCTCGGGCAAGTCTGGCTTGGCGACGGTGCACTTAAGAGCTACCCGTGCGCGATTTTTGCGCCAGACTACAAACGTATGTCGGAAGTCTTCGAGGAGATGCGCACTACGCTTGAGCCAGTATTGGCGAAGCGCGGCGGCTCGAGCAAGATGGATGGCGTTATTCGCCTTATCACGGGCGGTAGAATCGACTTTTGGACGCTCGAAGACGAGAACGCTGGGCGATCGCGTAAGTATAAGCGCGTGCTGCTCGACGAGTGCGGATTTGCAAAAGCCAGCATGATGCGCGTTTGGAATCGCGCGATCGAGCCGACGTTGCTCGATCTTAATGGCGATTGCATGGCGACGTCCAACACTAACGGCATCGATCCCGAAAACTTCCTTTGGCAGATCTGCAACGAGCCTGAGCACGGCTTTATCGAAGTCCACGAACCAACGTGGAATAATCCATTCGTGCCCGGCCGCATGCCGAACCAAACTGACGAAGAACACGAAGAACACCGCGCCGCCTACTATGCAAAATTGAAGGCGAGGACGCACCCGCTCGTCTTTGCGCAGGAATATGAAGCAGAGTTTGTCGATTGGGCGGGTGCCGCGTTCTTCACTGCCGATAAGTGGCTTGGCGACAACGGCGAACCCGTTCCAGATCCGACAAACTGCGATACCGTCTTCGCCGTTATCGATTCCGCTGTTAAAACAGGTTCGGGGAACGACGGCACAGCCGTCATCTATTTTGCGCGCAACCGTTATGCTGGCGTGCCGCTGTATATTCTCGACTGGGACATCGTCCAGATCGAAGGTGCGAGCTTGTACCCGTGGCTTGAAGGCGTGTTTGCTAACCTCACGGCTTACGCTCAGAAATATCGGGCACGCGAGGGTGTCCGCGGCGCATGGGTGGAAGACAAGGCGTCGGGCTCGATCCTTTTGCAGCAGGCGCGCAAGCTGCGCTCAGACGTCTATCCGATCGGCGGCGCCTGGCTGTCTGTGGGCAAAGATGAACGTGCGCTTGCAGTTTCTTCATATCACTACCAAGGCAACACAAAGATTCTTCGTTGTGCGAACGATAAAGTAACGCTATACAAGGGCACGCAACGTAACCATCTGCTCGGTCAGGTCACAGGTTTTCGCCTCGGCGACCCACATGCCGGCAAGCGTGCGGATGACTTGCTCGACGCCTATGTCCACGGGTTAGAGTTGACATTCGGGGACGGCAAAAGGACAGGGTAGTGGCCAACATCACGGATCGCGTCGCTCTTGGCAATGCTTTCCACAAACTGATGGTGGCAGCAGACATTACGCCTGGCGACAGTGCAGGATATGAGCTCGCAAAGCTTATCTACCTGTATCACCCGCATGGCAGTAAGATCGTTGACAAGCCTTTGGTGCTCGCAACGTCGAAACCGCGCAAACTTAGCGTTCCGGGTGCGGCTGGTGACGGCACCGATCTGATCGAAGCTTTCCAGAAGCAATGGGAGGCCGACGATTGCACCGAGCACTTGCTCAATATCGGTCGCCTTGCGCGCATTTATGGCATCGCGTCAATCGGCATCGTCGAGAAAGATGCCGATTCTGAAACGCAACTCGAATACGCGGGCCTGCCCAAGGCAACGATGTCCTATAACGAGTGGGATCCGCTAAACACGTCGGGTTCGCTTGTTTTCAACCAGGATCCAAACGCGCTCGATTTCCAAAAGAATTCGGGCGTGCGCGTCAACGGCACGACTTATCATCCGAGCCGTGTTGTCGTGCTGCAGCACGAGAATCCAATCTATATCGCTTACGAGTCTTCGGGCTACGGCTATACTGGCCGCTCGGCGTATCAACGTGCATTGCTGCCGCTAAAGCAATTCGTGCAGCTAATGTCTGCGAACGGCATGGTGGCACTTAAAGCCGGCGTGCTTGTCGCTAAGACGGAATCGCCTTCATCCGCGGTCGATCGGCCTATGCTTGGCTTCTTGCGTCAGAAACGCGAGATGGTAAAGGAAGCCGAAAACGGCAATGTTCTGTCGATTAGCACCAACGAAGCGATCGAAAGCCTGAATCTTCAGAATATCGATGGCGCTTTGAACGCTGTTCGGCGTAATATCATCGAAGACATGGCAGCTGGCGCAGGCATGCCAGCAAAGCTGCTGCTCGAAGACACGTTTGCTGTCGGATTCGGCGAGGGCTCCGAAGACTCGAAGGCGATTGCGCAGTATCTCTCGACGATCCGCGACTGGCTCAATCCCGCTTATGCGTTCCTCGACCGCTTGACGATGCACCGCGCGTGGAACGAAGAGTTTTACGCTGCGATAAAAGACAAATATCCCGAGCAATATGCCGACGTTCCTTATGCCGTCGCATTTGCCGATTGGCAAAATGCTTTTGTTGCCGATTGGCCGAATTTGCTCGAAGAAACCGACGCCGAGAAGGCGGAAGCCGAGAAGGTCACGCTCGAGGCTGTCACGTCGGTTTTTCAGGTGCTTGCACCCGAGCTGCCGCCGAGCGAAAAGGCGAAGCTAGTTGACTGGGTCGCGGCTAATCTTAACGCAAAATCGCACCTGTTTCCTGCACCGCTTGAGCTCGATATCTCAGCGATTGCAGATTTCGCCGAGGAGCAGGAAGAGAAAGAAGCTTCGGCTGGCGCGTCAGACATGGACGACGGAGACGAGCTCGAGCTGCCCAAAGCGCGGCGGCCGCGAGTTGTCGGGCTTTCCGGGCTGTGAGCGAACGCGCAGACGACGTTCTGCAGGCGGCGACGCGAGACGCGAAACTTGCCATGGACGTGCTTAGCGGTTTCAACGAAGGGTGGAATCTGTTTGTGCGCGCTTGTCAATCGCAACAGACCGATCTCGCCAATATCCACGGGCAACGTCTGGTCGCGATTGTCGAGTCTGCTGTTGACCTTTACCAGACAGCGCATCGCCGCATTGCGCAGTTTGAGAAAATGACGCATGACCCGATGACGCCGCGGGAGCCGCGCAAGTGAGCCGCAAACGTTTCTACGAGACGGTAGCCGCCGCAATTCGTGACTTTGCTATCCATGGCTACGACAGCCAAGAACGTCTCGATCATTGGCGCCGGCTGCTCGAAGAAGCGGCGAAAGCGTCGTTTGTCGATATGGACCAAGTCGAGCGCGACATTCGCAGAACGATGGTCGCGGGCTATCACCGGCTTATCACACGCGGCGGTATTCTGAAACGAATGCCGCAGGTTCACGCCTACACGCTGGAAAAGATCAAGCCTGCGCTACACAGCGAGCTAAATCGGCGCATCATGGCGAGCGTCGATCTAATCAAGCTCAATCGACCCCTTGCTGTGGCTAAGACTTTGCAGCGCTTCACAGGCTGGGCGTCATCCGTACCAGAAGGCGGCTTTCCGAAAGATATTCGGAAAGGCGCGTTCAAGCCTGCCGACGTGAGGAAGGATCTTCATAAGGCGATGACCTCGCTGCCGTTTGAAGAACGGCGCGTCATCATCGATCAGAACGCGAAGTTGTTTTCTGCGATCAACTCGACGGTTGCAGAAGCGGGCGGCGCTATTGGAGCCATTTGGCAAAGCCATAAACATCAGCGTAATTACAATGGGCGCCCTGCCCATAATAAGCGTGACGGACACGTTTTTCTGGTTCGCGACTCATGGGCAATTAAAAAGGGTCTCGTCAAAAAGGGCGCCGGCGATTATGTCGATAGTGTCGAGCAGCCCGGCGAGTTCGTTTTCTGTCGCTGCAGCTGGATCTATATCTTTTCATTGCGCGACCTGCCAAAAGACTGGCTAACGAAGAAAGGCGAGGAGGTCCTCGCCGAAGCTCGTGCCAAGACGAAGGAGCTCTTACGTGCCTCTTGAGAACGCGAAACCCGGGACGCCCGGCTTCGGTCGCAACATCGCCCGCGAGATCGAAGCTGGCAAGCCGCCCAAGCAGGCCGAGGCGATCGCCTACAGCAAGGCGCGCGGCGACGCCGATCGTCTTCCTGCGCATGTTCGATACAACGGACATGTGATTGATACTTCTTACACCAAAGGATCAGACGGGACCAAAGCTGACTACTACGTCGTGTCAGCGACGAAAGGTCCGCTTAATTCGAGGAAGTTTCCAACGTTAGCTGCCGCCAAGGCTGCTATTGACGCTGGACGCAACGACACTGCGTCACGCGCCTTCAAGTTCAACGCGACGGCCGAAGACGGCTCGAAGCATCGTGGTGTGATCCGTGGTGCCGACGAAACCGAAGCAAAAGCGCGCCTCGAGCGTCATCTCGGCAAAAAGGTCGCATCGGCGACGTTTCGGGCTGGCGACCAGCGTGCCGATGCTGACAAGGCTGCGCGCTTCGCTGTGACGTTGACGAAGGACGGCGAAACTAAGACGCAAAGCTTTCTAGCGGGCTCGAGTGAAAAAGCGTTGGAGCTTGCGCGCAGAGCTAATCCCGGCTGGTCGGCGGCGGTCGCAAAATGACCCGCGGCGCCGGCATTCTCATTGTCTGCGGCGGCGAAGCGCTTTTTCTAAAGCGCGGCCCGAACGGCTCGCATCCTGACACCTGGTGTATTCCGGGCGGGCATATCGACGGGGACGAGACGTCGGCAGAAGCCGCTGTGCGCGAGACAGACGAGGAGACGGGAATTGTAGTTCCTGTCGAAGCGGTCGCCGAATGGACGCGCACGATCATTGCAGGGGTCGACTTCACGACCTACATTGCGGGATTGCGTGAGAAGCCCGAAGTCATGATCCAGCCCGATGAAGTCGCCGAATACGTGTGGGCGCCGGTTAACGATCCGCCGCAGCCATTACATCCTGGCATGGACATGGTGCTCGGACGTTTTCGCATGGACGAGCTGTCCGTTGCAAAAGCGATGGCAGCGGGCAAGCTCGCAAGCCCATCTGTCTACCAGAATCTTACGTTGTTCAACATTCGGATCACTGGCACCGGCCTTGCATATCGCATGGGTCACGAAGAATTCGTCTGGCGTGATCCATCGCTGTACTTGAACGAGCGCTTCTTGCGCCGGTGCAACGGCCTGCCGGTCATTTGGGAGCATCCTGTCGGCACGACGATCGATAGCGACGAGTTTGAACGCCGCATCGTGGGCACGATCTTTTACCCGTATATCCCGCTCGACGATGCGAGGGCGGACGAGGTATGGGGCGTTGCCAAGATTTACGACGATGCAGCTATCCGCGAACTCGAGTCCCATCCTTACAGCACTAGCCCTTCGGTAACGCTTCGTAAAGGGGCAAATGTTACCAAAGAGCTCGATGGCGAGCCTTTGCTGATCGAAGGTGCGCCAGCGTTGCTTGACCACGTTGCTTTGTGCGAGCATGGGGTATGGGACAAAGGCGGAGCGCCAGATGGCGTCGAGTCCGCTGACGTTGCGCGCGCAGATTCTGTAATAGGGCACTTGCCGCATAAAAGCGCCCATGATACGCACCACAAGTCAGCGACCATCGGGGCAGCTTTCGCACTCGCCGTCGCCGCGGTTACAGCAAGAGGACCTTTCTGACATGGCCGAAGAGACCGACAAGCCGGAAGCGACGGGCATCGAGAAGATGGTGGCGGATGCAGTCGAAAGCATGAAGGGCTTCTGCGACTCCGTTCGCGCCGATCTCGACGGCCTCAAGAGCCGAATGGACTCGCTCGAGACGAAGCCCGCAGACGAGCCGAAGGCCGACGAAGCGTTGCCGGAAGGCGAAGAGCTCGTCATCGAGCATCCGGATGTCGAGGTCACGGCCGAGCCCGCTGCGACCGAGGACGCGGCAATCGAGGCCGCGAAGCCCGAAGAGCTCGCCGCGGACGAGTTCATCGAACCGAACGAACCGATGGCAGACAGCGTTGCCCGCGAGGCGACTGCCGCGCTGCGTCGTGACTTCGACCGTCTGTCGAAGATGGTTCCCGCCGAACTGACGATCGAGCAGCGCCAGGCGTTCGCGTCGGCGCAGGAGCAAGCAGAGAACGCTTTCCAGGCGTTCGGCGATCATGCTCCCGCGCCCATGATCGGCGAGTCGATCGGCACCTACAAGCGGCGCCTTGCGTCGAAGTTGCAGGGCCATTCCGAAAAATGGAAGAACACGAAGCTCACCGCCATCACCGATGACGGCGCGTTGGACGTGATCGTCGGCGATATCTACAACGATGCTGTCGCCGTCGCGCGGCGTGGCGCCGACGTGCCGGCCGGGCAGCTTTCGCCCGTCAAGCGTCGCACCGATGCCGGGCACACGATTATCGAATACCGGGGTTCGCCGGGCGCGTGGATGCGTCCGCTGGCCGGTGCCACCCGCCGGGCGACCGGCAAGTTCAATATCGGCCGCTAATCGGTCCGTGTGCTGCGGCTGACCTAAGGTCGACCGCACGTAGGGAGAACCTCGAATGGCTTACACGAACGGCTTTCCTGTCACGACCAGTGGCATGGGCCTCTTCAACGGCGCATCGTCCAAGGGCTACATTGCAGGACAGGCGCAGCCCGATCCCGCGACCCGCTGGGCCTTGCGTGGCGGTCTCGTCGCATCGTCCGAGACGGCGCCGATGTATGGCGGCGTTGGCGTCTACGCCGATGTCCCCGCGCAGGCGCTGTCCGTTCCGCTCCCCGCAATCGGCCGCGCGACCGCGTTGACGGGCGGCACCAAGAATCTTATCGGATTCACGGTTTCCGACCAGAGCTACAACCTGCTGATCGATCCGCAGAATCCCGTGCCTTCGGCCGGTTCGGGCCAGACGATCGGATGGTACCCGCTTGGCTCGCGTGCCCGGATCGCCGTCGCCTGCGATCCGTCGCTTATCGCGCTTGCAGGCTCGCTGCTCAACGCTCAGGTCTCGTGGGACTTCGCCGCGCAGATGCTGGTGCCGTATTCGGCCGCCTACGCGGGCGCGACGATTTCCAACGCGGTGTGGGCAAACACCAGCGGCGGCGAAGTCACCTTCACGGTCGGCAGCGACCTGACCGGCGATCTCGATGCGGGCGACGATATCGACGTTACCGGCGTTGTCAACACCGGCGGCGATTCCACGTCGGCGTTCAACGGCAATTGGATTGTCGTGAGCGTCACGTCCACGACAATCGTGGTGAAGGCGCCGGCATCGGCCAGCATCGGTACCTATGCGTCGGGCGGCCAGGTCGTCGGCGGGGGCGGCGCGCTCGCCGTCACCGTGCTGGACGTCGTTCCGGCCGGCAACATGGTTCCGGTGTGGAACGCGGCCCTCGGCACGCTGACCTGGAACTACGACGGCGCGGCCGCTCTCATCCAGCTCACCGGCGGCACGGTCGCCTAACCGGTTAACCAGGAGACAATTCCATGGCGATCAGTGCAACTGCCTACCGGATCATCGAGCCGAGCTTTCAGGAGCCCGGCTTGCTGGTTCAGTATCAGCAGCCCTCGGGTTACACCGACACGCTCGAAGGCGGCGAGATTCGTGCCCGGCTCGGCACGGATAACCTTGCCGTTTACATGAAGCAGGTCAATATCCGCACCCGCAATGCCGGTGCGCAATCGGCGTTCAACGAACTGCCGGGTGTCGATATCCAGGCGTCGCTCATCTCGACGGCGAGCTACCTGTTCCGCGTTCGGGCCGAGTACGATCACCACGACACCGCGGCCGGCGGCAATTATGGCTTCTCGACGCCGCAGGCTTACAGCCTCGGCATGCGGCAGGCCCACGCGCAGCAGGCGCGCGATATCGCGCTCTTCGGTCTGCAGCCGCAGAACGGCGAAGGTCTTCTGAACGCGCCGGGCGCGACGGAAGTCAACCTTCCGGCCGACAGCTCGGGGCATACCACGCTCGTCACTTATGATAACGGCGAATTCGCGTTCTTCCTCGCGCAGCAGATCATGCTGCTGAAGAAGAACACGTTGCAGCTCGGGCAGGGCTCGAAGTTCACGGTGCTCGGCCCGCAGCGCGCGCTCGGCCTGTTCGAGTACAACGTGGTGCAGCTGACCAGCTTCCAGCGCGTCGGTTCGGGCACCGCGTCGTCCAAGGGCACGTTCCAGGAAATCCTCATGGACAATGGGGACGAGCTGACCTGGTCGTATGACGACACGCTGCAGGGCGCCGGCGGCGATGCCGATACGGACATTATCATCATCGCCATGCCGGAGCTGAACCTCCCGGTCGGCGCGGCGCAGGAAACGAACGCCTTTTCCGGCCTCGCTCCCGCCACTCCGGCCAATATCACGCAGTATGCCGACAAGGCCGCGCCGACCGAGATCATGGTCCCGCTGCCCGGCGGCGTTACCGACGTGACCAGCGAGTGGCGTCTGACGCCGGGGTGGGCCGTTCGTCCGCAGGGCCTGCTTATCATCCGGGCCACCTACGCCTGACAGGGGTCAGCCGGCGCGAGTTGTGTGCCCTCGCTCGTTCTGGCTGACACCCACCCGTAGAGGGCCAGAAGGGCACCATTTCCATGCGTATTTTCGTAGTCAACGCTACGGGCCAAAACAAGGTCTTCAACTACCGCCTCGATTACCTTGTGGACGAGGACGGGCGCAAGATCGTCGGCACAGCGAAGCCGTATCGCACCCTCACGATTCCTGCGCGCCAGCAGATTCAGCTCGGCGGCGATTGGAATCCGGTGCAAGCACAGAACATCATCGAGCAGCTCGAAGAGCCGGCGGTTGGCGGCGTCCACGTCAATAACATTCGCACAGCAAAAGCGAAGGGACAGGTTCGTCTTGTCTGGAATCAAGACAAGCCCGTCAATCGTTCGATCTGCGAAGACGTTTTTCATCACAATGTCGGCTTCCTCTCGAACGAAGGCGAGCGTCGGCGCAAGAATATGGCTCTCGCAAACAGCGCGACTGCGGACGCAGCAAACGCGCAAGCGTCGTCCGCTTTCTCGGTCGAAGTCGAGACTGTCGAGGCTGACCCTGACGCCGTCTCGCCGTCGATCGAGGCGGGTTACCGCGTCGAAAAGCCGAAGGCTGGCAAGACATCGAAGAAAGGGGCACGGTAGCTCCTGTGGGCACCTACACCCCCACCCTCGCCGGCTATACCGCATGGGTCTTCGGTTCGGGGATGGGGGTGCCGACCGCGTGGCTATCGACTAGCGATCCGAATATTTCTTTGAGCTATGAGATCGCGACTGAGACAGTTCGGTGCGGTTTCGCATGTATCGCGCCAGCAATTTACCAGCTGATGGTTTACAATCTTGCAGGGCACTATCTCGCGCAATTCGCGCAAGATCCGTCGCCGCTGCCTGATCCGCCGTTCATCGTGGTTGATGGCGTTTCCTACGGCTTTTGGTCGTATCTTCGTAAAACCAGCGGCCTTAACGGCTTTACGTCCGGCATCGTCACCGGTTCGAGCGACGAAGGAACGTCGGTTTCGTTGGCACAGCCTAAATGGGCCGACAACCTCACCATGGGCCAGCTGCAACTCACCAACACGCCTTGGGGCCGGCTTTACCTCGGGTGGGCGCAGGATGCGGGCACCGCTTGGGGTCTCAGCTAGTGCCACAAGTCAGCCGCGTCCTTCGCTCCTACACCGACGCGAATGGTCGCAAGGGCTACGGTTGGTGGTGCCCGGGCTGCAAGCATATGCACTATGTGCCCACAGACGGCGGATCGCGTCCTGTGTGGGGCTTCGATAACAACCTGGAATCGCCGACGTTTACGCCTTCGTATCGAGAGTACATTCCCGCGATGCCGACGCATCCGCGTCTAGAATGCCGCGTCGAGCGAACGACGTGCCATTGCTTCGTTCGCTCAGGCCAAATTGAGTTCTTGAACGACTCCAGGCATGAGCTTCGTGGCTTGCACCCGATGGTCGATCTCGACACGATCGAGAATTACGGGTGGGGCTATGACTGACCTGGTATTCGGCGAAGTTAGCGTGCCTTATGACAATAAGCACGGCACCGCCAACACAGTAGACGTTGCGCGCATCTTAGAAGCAAAATATGGTCTTTTCAGCGCCTTCTACAAACGGCACGAAGCCGACATAAAAGCCGAGCTCGTTAACTCAGCAGAGGGCGTTCTTGAGAACTTGCACGCTGGGGCTCCCCTCGGCGACAACCCTTTTGCAAGCTCGTCGCAGCGTATCGACGCCCTTTTTCGTAAGTTCCTGGAGACGTCGGAAATCGAGGAGATGGGCATCGACGGCGTGCCCACTCAAGCGGCGTTAAAGGGCGTTTCGCACCGCTTCAAAAAGAAAAAGAATAACATCCGCAAGAACGGCAAAATAGTCGCAGAAGGCGTCCGTCGCCCTAGCTTCATCGATACCGGAACGCTCGAGCTCGCATTCCGCTCGTGGCTGGAGGGCGTTCTCGCATGAGCGCTGCAACCGAAAGCATGGGCGTCGGCAACAATGCGATGGCGCAAGCCTTAGCGTCGGGCCTCGACACCCTCGATCTCAAACAAGAGGTCACGTTTACCCTTTACGTTCGCCAAGTGCTGCCGATTGATGGATTCGTGTTCTGGCTCAAAGCCGATCAAGTTTTGAACCCGCCGCCGTCGATCGCAGATCTGCCTCTGACGCTGACCGTTGAAGGCTCATTGCATCACGCGACGGTCAACACGCAGTCAGAAGACGAAAACTTCTCGACGCATAAGCTGATCTTCACGGCGAAAAGCCCCGTCAACAATCTTGGCGCGATGGCTCCTGACACGCTATACATGGCGACGGTTGACGGCAACCGTTATGCTTTCAGCGCGCGCAGCAACTGGTATCGACAAGCCGACCTTTATCATTATTCTGGCGAAGCTGTTTTTCCGTCGCTTTCGGACATGGTCGTCGATCATATTGACGACCTCGATCTCGACCACAAGGTACTCAGCAATAGCATGCCTTTGTGGTTGCTTTTCACCAATTCTGCGACGCCGTCTTTCACCAACACATTTCCGATCTACCCAAGCTACCTAATGCCTGATAATCTGTTCCCGCCTTATGCGTCGGTGAACGTCGAAACTCGCTCGACAAAGGCAATTGGTGCAGGACGTTTTTACGACGGCGACGGCAATCGTTACCAGCTCGTTCAAGAGACAGTCGAGATCAGCCTTTTTGGCGTTCGGAATGACGATGCGTTGGATTGGGTCGATGCCGTCGTCCAATACGGGCTCGACCACTCGGATTCGTTCGGCGTGATGAACAGCCCTGTGGTTACAGACGATAAACGTGCGCAGGTCGAGATCTCAGCGCTTGCACAAAAGAAAAGCATTACGTTTCAAGTCAACTACTACCAGACTAGACTCGAAGCGATCGTGCAGAAGTATATTCTAAGCGCGTTTGTTGCAGATTTCTACGCGCATGTTTGACGATTCCATATCGTGCGAGCGCCCTTGCCGGGCGCACAATGCGACGATACGCGAAGGGCGCCCCAAGGTGGGGTAACCCACACAAGGCGCCTCACAGCGCCGCTACGACGGAGGTTACAATGCCGCAGAACAATTTTCCGTGGAAAGAGGGCGAAGCGCCGTCCTGGGACGACATTCAGGACAAGCCGGCGACGTTCACCCCGCCGGCCGCGACTGCCGAAGCGATCGGCGGCGTCAAAGAAGGTGCCCACATTGCGCAGCTGACTGGCGCACCGACCGAAGCGGATTTTAACAATCTGCTTACGGTGCTGCAGAACGCTGGCATCCTCGCCAGCTCGTAAGTAAACTCGCTTGCGCAGCGCTGGGGTGCCGTGTATTGTCACGCGGCACCCCGTTTGCAGACTTTAGGATAAGGGAACCGTCATGGCTATCACGCCGATTGTAACGGTCAATACGTCTATCACGACGGCGCCGACGCCCAATAGCCTGCAGCAGCGAGGCGCTCTCGTAACGCAAGGCGGAACGACGCTTGCGCCGCAGACACTGCACCTATTGACGAGTGCGACAGATCTGGCCGATATCGCGGCGCTGCCGATCGTCAACGAATCTCTCGTTTGGGCGTCAAACGAAGTCACGGTAACGACGGCGACGCCGCATGGTTTCAACGACGGCGACACGATCAAGGTCACAATCGCCGGCGCCGTGCCGGCCGGCTACAACGGCACCTTCGATGCGACGGTGACCGGCACCGATACCCTGACCTACCCGCTCAACACGAATCCAGGTGCCGAGACCGCTCCTGGCACGACGACGCTTGCGTCCAAAGCCGAGCTCGCGCAGATGGTCAACACCTATTTCGAGGGTAACGGCGTTCCCGCCGTCTACGTGCTCGAGCTGGGCGAAGGCACGCCGGACGAAGGCGTTGCCGCGCTCACGACGTTCTTGGCCAACGTTGCCGGCACGACTGACGCCATTTATTCCTACCTCGTTCCGCGCGAGTGGGATGCGCTTGCGTCATTTCTGACGCTGTGTCTCGCTTATAACGCGCCCAACAGCAAAGTTTACTTTTACGTCACCACGACGGTCAACAATCGCGCCGTCTACTCGGGTCCGGCTTACAAGTGCGTTTTCGCTTTGGTGGAATCGCCCACAGTCGATAGCCAGGAATTTTCGTGCGCGGCGCCGTTCGGCACGACGCTCAAACAGAATCCGTCGAGCACAAACAAGGTGCCGCCTTTGTCTTATACGCCGGCTTTCGGCGTGACAGCCTACCCGATCCGCGGCAACCAAACAACGCTGCAGGAGCTTGCCGTCGCCTCTGTTAACTGGATCGGCACAGGCGCCGAAGGCGGCGTTACGACCGACATTTTGTTCCAAGGCAAGATGTCGGACGGCAACTTCTGGAATTTCTGGTATTCGGTCGATTGGGCGCAGATCAATATGGATCTTGCGCTCGCCAACGAAGTCATCAACGGTTCGGCAACGTCGGTCAATCCCCTTTACTACAACCAGCAGGGTATCGATCGGCTGCAGAATCGTGCTGCCCGCATTGCGACCGCAGGCATTAGCTACGGTCTCGGCAACGGTCAGGTCGTTCTGACGAAACTGAGCTCGGCGCAGTTCCAATCGAACTACAATGCCGGCCTTTACGCCGGGCAGATCGTCATAAACGCCGAACCGTTCTCGACCTATACGAGCGAGAACCCGGGCGACTACGGGCAGGGCAAGTATGCCGGAATCTCGTGCATCTGGATTCCGCAGCTGCCGTTCCTCAACATCATTTTCTCGCTCCAGGCAACGACTCTCATCACCGGGTAAGGAACAGTCATGGCGAATCCATACGTCCCGCAAGGCACTCTGAACCGCGCCCTGACCAGCGTGTCGGTGATCGCGCTGCCCGACCTCAACGTGACTACGGGGTATTTCGGCGAGCAGCTCGCCGTTATCAACTTCGAGGATCGAATCTCCGACTACATTCCGACGACCGCGGGCGCGGTGCCTTCGCCACGTCTCGTTCAGTTCGTGACCGTGCGGATGTACCTGAACAAGTCGCAGGCGCTCGCGGCTCAGTGGGAGCAACAGCGGCTGACAAACGCGATTCTCGGCGATATCGTGGTGGTCACCGACAGCCCGACGCTGCCGAGCTTTTACTTCCAGAACTGCGTCTTCGAGAATGTGGACAGCCTCAATCTCAACGGCACGTCCGCCGATTACGCGGTCCAGGTTCGCGGGACCTATCCTGTCAACGCGAGCCTCTTTACCTAATTTTGAACCGCGAAGGGCACTCGCATGAAGATCGACCGCAAGCTTAATCTCGTCATCCCGATCGAACGGGGCGACGAGACGACGCTCTGGATTCACTCGACACCTGTCCGAAAAGAAGTGTTCGAGCAGTACCATTTGGTTCTCGCAAAGACATTTTCTGCGTTCGCGCAGAACGGACTCGATCCAAGGTCAGCGCCGTCTGTTGCAGCACTGATCCTCAAAGGCATTGCGCAGAACACGCCGCGCGGCGACGCTACGTGGTGGGACGGAGAGGATGGCGTCGGAGGCCCTGTCGGCCTACTCGCGGAAATCGTCCGTATGAGCAATTGCCTTGTGGGCACGCTCGAAGAAGGATGGCGCACCGTTCCGCTGCAAGACGCGTTGGACAAGAAACTCATTTCCGACGATGAAAAATCGGAGGTGATGAACCAGCTGGTTTTTTTTACGGTAGTCTCGCTGATTGCGCCACGGAAGGATCGGCCTATTTTGGTGACGGGGGCAGCGGCGATTTATCAGCTGGAAGTTACGTCCTCAGCCTTTACGGAGTGGTCAGCTTCCTTGCAGACACAGATGCGCGACGAAGCTACTGGCAAGAAACGGAAAGCATCGTCGGATATTACCTCGGATGGCTGATGGGCGAAGGATGGCGCTCTCTTTTCAAAAATAAAGGGGCACCATGGGATGACTATCGATCTGCAGAGGATTTTCGTCAGCGTCACTTGACGGACGCCATGAAAGGACTCATAATCGCGACCTTGCGAAGGAGGTAAAACAGTGGCAGAGGCTGTCCTTCGTATTCCAGTCGACGATGCTGCGTTTAAGCGGTATATCGAGGCGTTTAAGCGCTATCAGACAGAGCTCCGTGCGCAGCCCGATATGTGGTCGGGCGTCAACGAACAGATCTTAGAAGCGGTCAACGCCGGCGATGCGCTCGTTGAAAGTATCACGAGACAAGTCGACGCAGCAACGCGCCTCGGCACAGTTGAAGAACGTAACGCGCAACGTCGGCGTAGGGCAGCGCAAGACGAAGATGCCGACGAAGCGCGTGCAGCGAGCTGGCGCCGCAAAGCGTTGGATCACGTCCAAGCATTGTCACGCTCGACGTCCAAGGTAACGCGGACGCTCAAGGTCGCTGGGCTACATCTTAGTAAAGGGTCGATTGGCGAGGCCGCTGGCGGGCTTATTGAAGGCATCGGCGGTGCGATCGGCGCAACCGTAGCCTTAGGCGGCGCCGCACTTGTTGGCGGTTACGAAGCCAACAAAGGCGTTGCCGGCAAAGGGCAGAAAGCAATCGGAATCGGCGCGAACGTCGGGCAGATGGAGGGCTTCCAAAACTACCTCGGCAAGTTCGCTGACACGACAAGCGGGATCGATGCAACTGCAAATGCGCTCGGCGATCCTGCCATGTGGGCATCCTTCGCCAAGCTGGGTGTCAGACAGCGCAAGGGCGAATCTACAGCCGAAGTCTATGCCGATATCGTCAAGCGCTCGACGAAGATTGCAGAACAGGCGCTCGACAAGAACGGCAACATTCGTCTTGACTACGCCAGTGCCCACGGGGCGCTTGATTTCTTTACGCCAGAAGAATTGCGTCGTCTGATCGCGCGCGATAAGGCTGGAAAGCTAGCAGGCGATATCTCGAACTCGCTTAGCAGCGAGAAGAACAATCCGCTCAACAATATGGATGAAATCCAGAAGGCGACGGATACCGCACAAAAGGCAGACGTAGCATTAAGTCTCGCCGCCGATTCCGCGCAAGACGCTCTCGCCAAAAAGCTGCGTCCTGCAGTCATCGGTGCAGCAAATGCGCTTCTTGATCTTACAAACGGAATCGAGGGCCCAAGCGACGGTAGCGGAGGCTACAAGGGCTTGTTTCGCATCCGGCATCAGACACCGCAAGAAGCAGCGCAGTCGAAAGAATCATGGGGGCATTGGTTTAGTCGCGTTATGTCAACGCCGCTAATCTCGTTTCACCACGCTGGCTCGATGGGCAGCGGAGGCGGCGGTGCTTTGGCAAATAACGACGGGCAACATTTGCTGCGCTACGCCGGGTTGTTGCAAAAAGCCGGCTTCACGCGAGAACAGGCGCTTGGCATCGCAGCGGGATCGATGGCCGAGAGCCTTGGCGGCAACTCACACGCTATCAATAAGAAAAGCGGCGCCATCGGCCTCGGGCAGTGGCTTGGTGCTCGCAAACGTGCCTTGTATGCCATGGCTAAACGAGATCACGCTGACCCGTTAAGCTTTGATGAACAGTTTAAGTATTTGCTGTCAGAGCTAAAAGGTGGCGACGTGCGCGGGAGCCGGGCTATTCGCAACGCGAAGACCGTGGACGAGGCACTGCATGCTATGATCTACGACTTCGAGCGTCCTGCGGCTGGCAGGGAAACGACGAGCGATATCAGCCGCGGCCATGCCTATCTTGCAAAGGTCAATATCAGGCTCGACAACCATACCGGCGGATCGCCGACTGTGGTTGCTAACAGCGCAGCGAAAGGCTGAGCGGTGGCGTATTCGGATTTTCAACTCTCGTACCAAACATGCCCGATCGTGCTTATGGCAGGAATCGCTGGCTCCGGCGTGCTGCCTATCTCAACACTTCTAAACCCGATTGGTGGCTTTAGTGCATCTACGTCGGACGTCAGTGGCAGCAATCCGTTCGGAATTTCGTCCGGCGGGCAGAATACGAACAATGCAGCGTTTGGTTCTTTTCGCGTGCTGCCTGGCGGTACGCTAATGGATAACGAGATAGCGCATTTTCCGCTGGCTTCGCAATCAGTCGCGGCTAACGCCGTCATCACGCAACCGCTAAAGGTCGCTGTCGAGATGGTAACGCCAGCCGGTGGCGACGTAACGCTAGCGCGTCGATTGTCCCTGTTTACGTCGCTAAAGAACGTGCTCGACAATCATACTGCGCTTGGCGGGTATTACAATGTGGCAACGCCGGCTTTCATCTACACCGGGTGTCTTCTCGTCGACCTCGTTGACGGATCAGACGTGCCCGATGGTGCACAGACGCAAGTAAAATGGATCTGGAACTTCGAGCAGCCGCTTATCACACTGACCCAAGCGCAAGCGACAGTCAACGATGCCATGAGCAAGCTAACTGGGAAAACATACAACGCTGGTTCGCCACCCGGCTCGAAGCCGCTGCTAACGTCGGCGTCGAATCCGCAGATCGGGCAGCAGGTAACGGCTAACGCCGATAATGCGGCAGCGGTAACGCAAGCGGTGCCAATCTCGCCTTCTACCGTGAGCTACGTATGACAACGTTATTCCCGTTCGCGCCGAGCGTCTCTCAGAACTTCACATTCCAGCCGACGCTAGACGGCAAGACATATAACGCTATCGTCACCTGGTCGTTATTCGGGCAACGCTGGATTGTCAACGTTTACGACTTGTCGGCGAACCTGATATTCGCGCGCCCGCTTCGTGCGAGCCCTGCAGATTCAGACATCAATATCGCGGCAGGCTATTTTACCACGTCAACTTTAATCTACCGCGAGGGAACGAGGAACTTTGAGGTAGCACCGTAGTGTCTCGTTGGTATCAGCTCACTGTAACGCCAACGTCCGACACGGGCGAGGCGGCAACGCCTATCGTGTGGCAAAACAAGGTCGGCGGCAAAGCGTTGCTTAGCGCGCAAATGATCGAGTTTGACTTGACCACAGTCGCTGGCGCGTTGCCTGCTGCCGGATCGTGGATTCGTGTGTGGGGTCCGAGCAAAGAACAAATTCAGCAAGCTGCAAACTTCAACGGCGCGGCTATCGAGCTTTATGGCGGGATGCAGACCGGGTTGCCTCTTGCAACCAACGCCGCGCAGAAGAACCAAGGCGGGCTTCTCGTTAAAGGCATCGTGTGGCAGGCGTTTGGCAATTGGCAAGGCATCACGCAAACGCTGGACTTCGTCATAGTGTCGGCGCCTTACGACACCCCGTTGCAAAGCGATGACGCCCGACAAGCCGCAACTGTAGGCGCGCCGCCGCCACCGCAAAACTTCTCGTTCAATTGGAAGCAAGGAACGAGCCTTATTGCGAACGTGACGGCAGTGCTGCAGCAGGCGTACCCGGGTGTTACGGTAGACGTAAACGCTGCGACGAGCGGGCTAACATTGCTGCACGATGAAGCCAGTGTCTTTACAGACGTTCGGACGTTTGCGCTTTACGTCCAAGGACTCTCGCGCGATCTCAAAGGGCCGACATACGCTGGGTTGAATATCGTTGGCGACAACGCCAAATTCACGATCTACGATAACACGGTGCCTGCAACCGACGTGATCGACGTTACGATGCTTGACCTTATGGGCAACGTGACATGGCTCGATGCTGCGACCGTTCAGTTCTCGACTGTGCTACGCGCGGACATCAAGATCGGCGACATTGTTACCTTTCCGCCGCTTGCACAAGCGCAGGCTATCACGTCGGCATCAAGTCAATCGAACGCGCGAACCAAGACCACTTTTGACGGACAGTGGCAGATCAATAATTACGTCCGTCATGTCGGCAATAGCCGTGCACCAGATGCGCAGAGCTGGGTATCGATCTTCGAGGCATCGCCGTTGGTCGCAGATTTTGAGGGGGAAGCGCCAGATGGCCAATAACGACCAAAAGACGCCTCTTGCGAAAAGCTTAAACCGCATCGGGGATCGCCGCGCGGCAGATGCTGTGGCAGCACTTGGGCGCGGGCTCCCGTGCACCGTGCTCGAGGTCGTTTCGCCTGGTGTCGTTCTTGTTAACTTCGAGGTCGAGCCCGTGCCGTTCGCCTTGCCTCAGGTCAAGATGCCTGTGTGCAAGCATCCATCCGTTCAATACCCGATCAAGGCAGGCGACCCCGGCGTCGCACTGTCCGCTGATTTGCGCACGGGGGCGCTCACAGGGCTAGGCGGCGGCAAGGCGCGGCTGACAGACACTGTGGGCACCCTCGCCGCGATGACGTTTTTCTGGCTTGGTTCGCTAAGCGAGCAAGCGCTCGATCCAGAGGCGTTGTGCTTAAATAGTAATATGGCTGTGACGCCAGACGCGCTCGGGTTCTTCGGCACGTCTAAGACGTCAAAGCAGCACGTCGCTGCAGAAGCAACAGACCTTGGCAGCGTCATAGCATTGGCAAATTCAATCCGAGCGGCGTTGATCGCCTACGGTCTCGCGGAGTAAAAAGATGCGCACTTGGGGCCGCATTCCAAATGCCAAGCTCTCGATCTACTCGAGCGCGATCGGCGAGTTCATTATCGGGCAGTCGGCTATCGGCGGCAGCGATATCAACGACTACGTTTGGGTCGAAGTCGATACCGACGAAGCGGGCAACAATGATGCTGTTTGGTTAACGACCCTGATCCAAGTATTGAAGCTGAATTACGGAGAAAGCCCGATCTACGGCAATTATGGCATTCCAGCGCAAACTAGTGTTATGAGCCAAGTCTTGCCTGATTATTACGCCACGCTTGCGCAGCAGCAGTTCTCGCAGTATTTCATCTCGCTACACTTGTCGCGGCGCGCATTGACAGACAGCGCCTCGCCAACGTATGACGTGTCGATAGTGGCGAATCCCGGCAGCGTCCTGCCAAGCCCCGTTCCTGTGTGAGGCGCTAGTGGCTGATCCGACAGTCTCAATCGACATTGCCGTTACGCCGCAGGGCGCTCAGCAGACAGATCCGTTGACTTTATGGTCACGCCTTATTGCTCTCGTTTCGCAGATTAACCCGGGCTACACGGTTCTGCCGGCAGGCCTCATTGAAGACCTCGCAAGCACCGCTACCTACGCTATTGCGCTGATCGATTCCGCGGCGTGCGAGACAATCAACAGCCTTACGCCGCTCGGCGCTAATCCATACATTCTGACAGAGCTCGGTGCGCAATTCGGTATCCAACAAGGCTCAGCAACGCGAACGTCTGTCTACGTTCAATTTTCAAGCCCAAGCATCGGGTATCGCATCCCGGTTGGTTTCTTAGTGACTGACGGCACGTATACCTATGCCGTTCAAGACGGCGCCGTTATCAACGAGAGCGGCACATCGGATCTAACGTTCTGCCTTGCTACGCAAAGTGGATCTTGGGCGATTCCAGCAGGGGCAGTCAATCAGCTCGCAAGCTCGGTTCCGACAGGCTATACGCTGACAGTAACGAACCCACAAGTCGGCACGCCCGGTGCAGGCGAACAGACGGAGGCACAATACGCAGCGCTTGTTCTCGCCGCCCAAAAACTTGTGGCACAAGGAACGCAGAGCAAAGCCAAAACGCTTCTGACGAACGTGCCTGGCGTGCAGCCGCGACTTGTTTCGATCCAGCAAACCGAAGCCGCGTGGAAGATTATCTGCGGTGGCGGTGATCCTTATGCCGTCGCAAATGCAATATACGGCAGCGGCGTCGATATCTCGACCCTTGAAGGATCGACGATTAACGTCACCGGCGTAACTCTCGCAAACCCGGGCGTCGTTACGACGGACATCAATCACGGCTATACGACAGGAACGACGGGCGTTTACATCAACGGGGTAGTTGGCACAATCGGAATCAACGGCGGCCCTTATACCGTCACGGTAATTGACGAGAAAAGCTTTTCTGTCGGCGTCGATACTAGCGGCATGGGCGAATATGTATCTGGCGGCGTTGTCACGCCGAATACTCGCAATATCTCGGTCTCCCTTTTCGACGCACCGGACACCTACGTTGTGCCCTTTGTCAACCCGCCAGCGCAGACTGTCTCGCTTCAGCTTAGCTGGGGCTCGATCTCGCCGAACTTCATCAGCGCATCTGCGTTTGCACAATACGGCGTGCCGGCAGTCGTCAACTATGTAAACAGCATCGCGGTCGGCCAACCGCTCAACCTTCTCGCGCTCAATCAGGCGCTGACCGCCGCCGTTGTTAATCTATTTGGCGGCGACGCTTCGCTCATCTCAGAGCTTGCGTGGACGATCAGCATTAACGGCGTCGAGACTTCGCCAACCGGCGATACGTCGCTCGTTTACGGCGATCCAGAATCATATTTCAGTTGCACGTCTGCAGACGTTATCTTCACGGAGGTTTAAGCCATGGCCGCGCTGACTGACGTGCCGTGGCCTGTAAGCGGACCTTCGTCGGTAACGAAGACGATCCCGGCTTACCCTTACGTTCAATACCAAGACGATGACAACGTTACCGCGTTCTTCGACGCCTTCAACATTTATGCCCAAGCTTACGTTGATTGGTTTAACGCGCTAGATCTGCCAATCTATACGAAAGCTCCTGTCCAAGGCACCCTGCTCGATTGGGTAGCACAAGGGCTTTACGGCATCGCGCGACCAGGCTTGCCCACAAGCGTTGGTTCGATCGAGCGCGGTGCCGTCAACACGTTTACGCCGAACGAGATCCCGGTCAACGGCATGATCGCCGGCACGCCTGATTCTTATATCTCTGTTAGCGACGATTTCTTTCGCCGCATCTTGACATGGCGGCTTTACAAAGGCGACGGGCCTTTTACGTCGATTCCTTGGCTCAAGCGGCGTATCAATCGTTTCCTAAACGGCATGAACGGCACCGACGTTACCGACCAAACGACTTACGGTGTCAGCATCACGTCTACAGGCCCGCGCGAATGGACGATCACCTTGCCGACTTCGACGGCCGCTTCTATCTTTAAGTTCGGCGTGCAAGCGAACGTGCTCGAGCTTCCTTTCCAGGCAGCTTGGACGGTGACGTTGGTTGATCCGTAACTGATTTTCGTTATTGCGTTTCGCTATTTAGACTTCATTGTCAGGGCGCCGCGATCATGTTACGTAGTGCCCTGCACCCTAACGAGGCGTCGCAATGAGCCTTTATCAGTTCACGAATAACGCCGAGACGACGCTTGGGTCAGCCTTGTCGCCGACTGCCACGACGATCACGGTCGCTACAGGTGCGGGCGCAAAATTTCCGACGCTAAGCGCAGGCCAGTTTTTCACTGCAACCCTGTGGGCAAGCGGTTCGACGACCGGGGTGCCGAACGAGATCGTTAAAGTGACAGCGCGCTCGGGCGACACGATGACGGTTGTCCGCGCGCAAGAAGGCACTACAGCCCAGCAATGGGAGGTCGGCGATACGTTCGCCAATTATCCGACTGCCGCCTTCTACAACGGCTTAATCGACCTGACGGCCATCCAGCAACAAGCGAGCAATTACGCAGTCGATTCTGGAACCGCCAACGCCGGCGTTATAGCGCTGAATCCTGCGGTCACGTCGCTAACTGCGCTCGTCGGCGTCCCGATCCGCGTCTTGAAACAGAACGCTGCGAACACCGGAGCCTATACGCTCAATGTCAACGGACTAGGCGCAAAAGCCGTCAACATTGGCGGCCTCGCATTTGTCGGCAAGGAGCTCGCCGGCAGCCGAATCTTCGAGGTCATCTATAACGGCACGACGTTCGACCTGATCTCGGCTCCCGCGTTCATCAACACGCAGCAGATGGTTAACGATAGCGTAACAAATGCTATCTTGGCAGCAGTCGACGCGCAGACAATCAAGGGCAACCTAACAGACGATGCAGCGCAGCCGTATGATATTCCGCTTTCCGAGCTTATCGAGCTGCTCGGCACGATCACAGGCGGCGCTGTAACAGCCGGCAATACTAGTGTTCATTTTGCTATGCCTGTAACTGGGTTGCCTTCGCCTTTGATCTTTCAGGCTGGTAAAGTCATTAACGGAACCAGCAATCCTATTTTCTGTGCGTTTCCTATCGAGTTTACGACTGTAGTCCTTGGCTGCGGCGGTATTCCCTACACGAACGACGGAAGCGGATTCTCGGATCAAGACGGTTACATCGGCATTGCAGCTGGCGGGCCAACACTGAACTCGCTAACGTTTGCAGTCTCACGACGCGGTGGCGACGAGCATGTGGACGGCTGCTTCTGGTGGGCTATCGGCTACTAAGAAAGGATTAACATGGGCGTTATGCTACCAGGTTCATTCAAGCCGGCCGGATTCGTCACCATCGCGCTTGCAACTGATAATCCGTCGTCTATTGCGCCGCCTGCTGGCTGCTCGGGTGCCCTCATCCAAGCGAGCGGCGGTAATGTCGCCTGGCGAGATGACGGCGTTGCGCCGACGAGCGGATCTGGCGGCGGCATGCTTCTTATCGATGGCAATGATCCGTCGTGGTTCAGCGGCGATCTTACAGTCATCCAGTTTATCGCAGTCGGGGCCAGCACCGCGCTGCTTGTGGCGTACTACGCATGACGGTAAAAACTGCTCGTCACCTGGCGCCTGTCGATCACTCCGAGACAAGGCGCCTTGCGAAGATGGTCAACGAGATTAAACAAGCTGTAGACGCTCAGACTGAGCAGCTTGCATCTTTGACGACGGCAGTACAAGAACAAGCGGCGACCATCAAGCCGCTAGCAGACAATACGCCAGAATTGCTCGAGATGGTTCGGGCGTGGAAGGCTACGAAGGAGCTTGGCACTACAGCTCGGCAGTTTCAACGCTTGTTTTCGGCTTTGTCACGTTTCCTGCGGAATATCGGAGCCGTAGCAATCGCGGTCGTCGCGCTTTATCTGCTGTGGAAGGGCAAGTTCTTCGCAATGTTGGGACTTCCGGGATGAGCAAGCTTTTAACGCCCGCAGAACTGCAGGCTGTGTCCTACGTCGCGCAAGACCTTCCCAAGGACGAAGGCGACGTGCCGTATGTCTATCAGGACACCGAAGGTTACTGGACCATCGGCGTCGGCATTCTAGTCGACAAACGCAAGGGCGGCAAACTGTATCCCGAAGAAATCTATTTCATTCTCAATAATCGGATCAACAAAACCCTCGCCGGCGTTGTCAACGAGCCATGGTTTCATGCGGTCGCAGATGACGCTGTTCGTCTCGCTGCTATTCTCAATATGCAATTCCAGCTCGGGCCGCAAAGCGACGAAGAGTTCCACAACTCGTTTGCTTGCATCGAGAAAAAGGACTGGGCGGGCGCCGCAAAGAATCTCCGCGCTTCCCTGTGGGCAAAGCAAACGCCCGCCCGCGCCGAGCGCGTGATCCGCATGATTGAGACTGGGCTTCGGCCTGCAACGTAGGAGCAATGGGGCTATGAACTACAAGAACCTGGTGGCGGCGTTCTCGCAACCGTCCACGTATAATGGTCTCGCGAGCCTCTCGCTGCTGTTCGGCATCAGCGATTCTCAGTTCCAAGGCTATGCCTTGGCAATCGCCGGCGTTTTTTCGTTCGTCGGTATCGTTCTCAAGGAGGGAACAACCAATGCGTAAGATTTTCGCCATCGCGGGAGCTCTCGCTCTTGCGGGCTGCGCAACAACTGGCTTGACGGTTGCGCAGCTTAGCGACGAGACACGCGCGTCTGCGGACGCTGCATATATCGCCGCCGTCAAAGCCGGTCAGGTCGCTGTTACGCTCGGCAAGCTCACGCCTGCGGCATACAAGGCTGACGCCGCGAAGGGCTACGCGATCCTGCTTCAGGTTCGCGCTGGAACCGCAACCGTGGACGCGCTGACCAGCGCGCTCGCACCGCTCAACGGAGGCCAGTAATATGCCGACGCTCGCTACCATCCTCGCCGCGATTGCCGCAATCGGGACCGACATCCCCGAGCTGACAGCGCTTTTCAAAGAGCTCGAGCAGGCCGCGCAGTCGCCGGCAGATGCGAAGGCAATCGCCGACGCGCTCGATACCGCGGCGGACGACGCTTTCAAGCAGTCGCAGTCCTGATCTGTCATCGCGGGGCGTTGCATATGTGCGGCGCCCCGTGATACGTTCGCACGCTCGCACGATAGGAACTTGCCCACATGGCGACGCCATCAACCCCCGACTGGAAGTTCGGCTACGTTCCGTCTGCCGGCGAGTGGGCAAACGCCTTTGCTGGCAAGGCCGATTATCCGGTTCCTGTCGGGCAAGGCGGCACCGGTGCGCAAGCGGCGCCTGACGCAAACTACAATCTTCAGCAACGCGCAGAAGTCATAACGGCGACACAGGCGGCGAGCGCGATGACCCTTTACGGGCTGCGAACCGATCTGCTCGCTATTACTGTCAACTTGCCTCTCCTTGCAACGCTGAAACCAGGCGATTGGATAGAACTCGTTGACACGGGCGCCAACGCTGGCACGAATCCTGTTACGATCGCAGCCGCTGGTTCCGATCAGATCAATCTTAATGGCGCCGCCACATCATCGATCCAAATAGCGAACAACGGCGGACGTTGTCTGCTAATCGTGACCTCGGCAGGCTGGAGCGCCAGCATTGTCACGCAGAACACTGGCATCGGACTCAGCGCAGCCGGCATCCGCACGATCACGACTACCGTTACGGTCGACAAAACGTATGTTGGCTACGCTTGCAAGGTGGCAGGCGCCGGAATTACGATCACACTGCCAGATACAGGCTTTATCGCCGGCGCGACTATCGCTTTCGACAACGTTGATAGCGTGAACTCGTGTGCGCTCGTGACGACCTCTGGCGATGCTCCTGGCGTGTTGCTTCCTGGCGATTGTTGCATCCTCGTTGCAGACGGCGCAGGCGGCTGGTGGAAAATTGCTTATCACACGTCTAACACGCTCACGACGCCGGCACCACAGCAGAATGCCAACACTGTTTACACGCTCGCAGCGACCGACGTATCGCAATACCTGCAGTTTACGTCCGATAGTGCTGTGACGGTGACGGTACCCGCAAGCGCCGACGTGCCCGTGCCGTTCGGCGCTGTGGTTATCATCGAACAATACGGGCAAGGCCAAGTGACCCTTGTCGGGGCTACCGGCGTGACGCTCAACAGCCGTAATGGGCTCAAGTCCGCTGGACAGTTTGCAGTCGTTCAGCTTAAGAACGGTTCTGACGGCTCAGCTGATACGTGGACTGTTCTTGGCGACGTGTCGTCTTAATTTGACGAGCAGGAGCTTTTTGTGACGAAGCCAATCTTTTGCGGAAATATCACCGACGAGTTCAACATGGTCGGCAACGTCACCGATGGCACGCAATCGGATGGCTACGATCCTACTTTCTCGCAATCGGCAATCGGTTTTAACACAACGAGCACAACGACCGGCTTTATCGGTCAGAGCGGGCTCGGCGACTTAACTGCTGGCTGGTTTCATTTTGGCATGGGCGGCAGTGCCGGTACGTGGGCGAACAACGTCCCGTTTGCCATTCTTTACGACAACGCCGGTAATCAACTTATCCGTGTGTTGACGTTAAATGCCTTCTACGTCGTTCAATGGAACAACGCTGGAACTTGGACAACGATCGGGAACAGCACAGCCGTTGTCGGAAACTCTGGAGTTTTTTATCGTTTCGACGTAAATGTGGTTCTGAACGGCGCCAGCAGCTCTGCACAACTATACGTCAATGGCGTTCTGGCAAACGGCGCGGGTACTTTCACGGCACCCGCCGGCTGGGCTGTCGACCGGTTCATTTTGTGGTCGCCGCAGGGCGACAACCACGGCGCTTGTAGCGAAGTCATTGTCCATACAAGTCCGACGATCAATCTACGCTACGCAACAACCATGCCGGCGAGCCTCGGAACGCATCAAGACTGGATTGGCAGCGGCACAATCGGCAATGTTGCCAAAATCGCCGTAAACGATGGCACGTCGATCCAGTCGGGCACAGTAGGCGACGTAACTACTTACGTCGGAACAGCGATTGCTGCAGTTGCCGCAGCGCAGACAGTAAGCGGTATAAAGATCATCACGCGCGGTCGTCACGACGGATCCGGTCCACAGGACGTTGACGGCGTGCTGCGGCTCGGCGGAACGGACTATTTCACCGCCGACACCGCGTTGGATTTCGGCTTTGCAGGTCACGCCTTATGGTTCGAGACTGATCCGTCAACCGGTGTTGCTTTTACGCCTGCGGTTGCAGGCTCGGCGCTCGAGTTCGGCGTCCGTAGCGCGGTGGCAGCATAACCATGACGGCTTTTAGTCCTTCTGACCTTTTTGCTGAGGGCGAGCAAGGCGGCTGGTACGACTGCACCGACTTGTCGTCCATGTTTCAAGACGTCGCTGGCACCATTCCTGCTGTAGTCGGTTCGTCAGTAGCGCTAATTAAAGACAAATCTGGACGCGGAAACGATCTAACGCAAAGCGTTTCGTCATCGTGCCCTATCTTGCAACAAGACATTAACGCACAGTATTATTTGCAGTTTGACGGCGTTGACGATCGTTTAACCAACGTTTCTACAAATTTCGAGTTTGTAAATTCTTTTGCATCTTGCGGACTATTTAACGTGGTCAGCTCGGCCAGTTTCTTGGGCTACGCCGGCGTTTATAGCGGAGCGGCCTCCGGGTGGGACAATGGTTTCCAGTCCGGCGTTCCAAGAGATGCGGTTCGAGGCACGTCGAGCATTGATTCCGGTTTTTCCGGTTTTTCTTCGGTAGCCGGCACCAACGCAGTTGTCACTGTTGAGAACACGCTCACAAGCGTCACTAGAGGCGTAAATGGGACGCGGGTCACGACCAGCGGTACGTGGACGCCGGTAACTAGCGCCTCATCGTTCGTCTTTGGCAACAGGCAAGACATAGACTCTGGGAGCTACCAAGGCGCAATTTATGGGCTAACGGTTCTCGGCCGCGCCCTAACTTCAACCGAACGCGCCGAGCTCGAAGCGTGGTACGAAAGCCGCAACCTAAATCTGCCAATCCGCGGTAGCTCGATTGCGAGCTTTAATGGATCGAGCGGCGCGCTAAGCTTTCCAGCCGGTTGCATCGTCGGCGATGTTGCAGTGTTGTTCTTTGGCGGCGGCTACGGCGCCGATACGCCACCGACTGGCTGGGCGCTCGTCACCAACGCTGATGGAAGCAACTGGAATGGCGCGGTCTATATTCGCCAGCTTTCGCAAGCCGATATCGACGCCGGCACTGTAACCATTACGCCGGCTGGGAGCTACTTTTTTGTCGCTGCCATGGCTGTATTTGAAGGCAGCATTAACTATCCGATTGTCTTTACCAGTTTGCGCAACGGCAGCGGCTCCGTATCAGTTGATCTTGAAGCATCGGCAGATACGCTAGCCGGCGATCTTGTGTTACTATTCGGGTCGGCGCGCGCCACCGCCAACGTCACAGCGAGCAATGGCAGCGTGTTGCAGTCGATCAATAGCAACACCGCGTCGGCGACACTAAATGCTTATACGGTAGAAGCAGACGGCGCGTTCAACACGACATTCGGCTATTCGACGGCCGGCAGCGGCAATTATCAAGTCGCGATCAACATTCGAGATACGGGTGGCGTTGCGTCTGTCAGCCGTCTCACCCAAGGTGCAGCCGTCGCATTATCTGAAAGCCGGGCTCAAGCAACTAGGCTCACCCAAGGTGCGGCCGTCGCGTTATCTGAAAGCCGGGCACAGGCGACACGTTTGACAATTGGTGTCCTCGTAGACGTCACTCAACGCGATTACTCACAAGCCATGCTTGGTTTGGGAGCTTGGGGCTTCTAGCATAATTTCCGGTTGCATTTGTCCAAATTGGCGTAGATAACCTGGTTCATCGATTTTGGAGATGAACCATGTGCGGCAATTGCAATGATCCGTTTCACGGCCTCGACGATGATCTTAACGATCTGTTCGGCGGCCCTGTCAACGCAGACGATGGCGCAGCGGGCAAGAGCCTCGCGCAAGCGGAAGCCGATCGTATCGCCTCGCAGTCGTTTTCCGAACCCTGCCGCGCGTGCCGCGGCACTGGCCGTTTCGTCAGCTACTCGGGGCGCACGGTCGGCCCGTGCTACAAATGCAAGGGCACCGGAAAACTCGTTTTCAAGACGTCGCCCGATGTCCGCGCGAAGGCTGCAGCGAAGCGCGCTGCTGACGCCGACCAAAAACGTATCGATCTGCAGGCCGCTCGTAAACGTTGGATCGAAGCGAATCCCGCGGACTTCGAGTGGATGCGCACAAAAAGCGAATCCGACCGCCCGTTTGAGTTCGCCGTATCCATAATGGAAGCGTTCTTCAAATACGGCTCGCTAACCGAGCGTCAGCACGCAGCAGTGACACGACTGCGCCTTGCTGACGAAGAACGCAAAGCAGCCCGCAAGGTCGAAGCCGAGCGGCGCGCCGCGAACGCCCCTGTGGTTAATCTCGACAAAATCGAGGAGGCTTTCAGCGCAGCGCAGGCGAACGGCATTAAGCGCCCGAAACTGCGGCTCGACACGTTCAAGTTCTCACTCGCCCCTGCCCACGGCATGAACGCTGGTGCGATCTACGCGGTCGATGCCGACAGCGATCAGTACCTTGGCAAAATCAAGGACGGGCGCTTCATGCGCGTTCGTGAGTGCAGCGACGACCAGGAAGCTCGCATCATCGCGGTATGCGCCAATCCGAAAGCCGCAGCGATCGCCTACGGTAAGCGGACGGGCAAGTGCTGCATCTGTGGCCGCGAGCTCACGAACCACGAGTCAATCGACCTTGGCATCGGTCCGATCTGCGCGGGCCGCATGGGCTGGTAAAATAAGAGTTGTCTATGTCCTGCACTTCGTAGATACGGGGTGTAGGACAAGGAGACGTTTCGATGACACGCAAGCCGAACCCGCTCAAGAACTACGACTTCGTCACGACCGAAGCAACGAGCGACGAAGGTATGGGCGCGCGTTACGCGACCTACTTTCACTGCTTCAACCCGAATGGCGCGTATGCGCAGCTCAAAGCCGCGCATGAGCGGATCGACGCATGGGTTGACGCGCACCCGGAGCGCCCGAACAACGGCGTTCTCTTTGTTTACGGCTCGCTAAATGATTATCCGCGCAAGCGGCTTTTCGAGGTGCTCGACCTAATCAAGGCGCGCCGCGCGCACGCCTATCCGTTGACTGCCGCGGTTCGGTTGATCGAACGCGAGATCGAGAAGGCAGACAATTTCATCAACGATCCGACCAAGTGGCCGGCACCAAAGCAGGAGGACGAATAATGGACGTTCTTGAAACCAAATACCGCGGTCATGCTTGCTACGCGCGTCATACCGAGTGGCGCCGCGACAAAACGATTCCGTGGGATACCGCCTACGTTACTGGCACCATCTATGAAGACATTGGTCCAGGCTTGCTGGCAGGTACCGTAATCTACAGCGGGCATATGAGCACTTCAGCATGGGCGCAGCTCGACAAGTAACGCGCTCAGCGGCGCCGTGATGTAGTTTGCGAGGGCGTCCCTACCTGTGGGCGCCCTTTGCACGTCAACGCCCTACAATCCTAGCAAGGGCGCCGATACGAGCAGGAACAACGCAGACGCTCGCATCGATCACGCAGCGACCTTGAAAAACTCGGCGGGATCCATCACGTCGCCCCAGTTTTTGCCGATCTCGAAGTCCGCGCGCACTGGAACGCGAAGTTTGAGGCATGTTTCCATGACGTGCTGCATCTCGCGGAAAGCTTCGTCGCGGCCGCCTGGATCGATAAAGTCTAGTTCGTCATGCACCGTAAGGCGCGGCAACCCTGTCGCGTCGAAGATACCTGCCTTGTAGCATTGGTGCATTGCCTTTTTCATCTGATCGGCGGCCGAGCCCTGCAAGCGGCGGTTCAGCGCCTTGTGGGTATAAGCTCGCTTGATCGCGCCATATTTGCGCATGGCATTCTCATACGTCATCGGCGGGCCTTTGGTGGTGTAGCTATCAGGCTCCCACAGATCGAAGCGCGACTTGCGCCCAAGGATCGTCGTTATCGTGCCATAAATCTGAGCTTCGCTAATACACGCTTCCATTGTCGCTTTCGCATAAGGCGCGCCTTTATGGTAAGCTGTAAACATTTCTTTTGCCTTCGCGCTCGAGACACCGAGCTGACGAGCAAGCTTTGGTTCGCCCATACCGTAAATGAGACCAAAGTTCATGTTCTTAATGTGTGGACGCGCAATCTCTAGCTGAGCTATCTCGCGAACCATAGCTTGCGTCTGTTTATGGTAGTCAGTGTTCGGGTCGGCCGCGTAAGCGGCGCGCACTCGATCGGCAGACCCGTCGCCCTTATCGACTGCATAGTGTGCGAGGAACCGGTACTCAATTTGGCTGTAGTCGTATTTACGCCAAGGCAAGTACTTATCGGCGAAGATGCGTCGGATACGTTTCCCGAGCTCGGTACGAACTGGAATGTTTTGCAAATTGGGATGATCGGACGAGAGGCGTCCTGACCGCGTGCCCGATCCCTCGCCACGTAGCTGGTTAAACGTGCCGTGCACTAAACCGTTGACGTGGTTGTCAAGAATATAAGATTTTAGGAACACCGACCGCAGCTTTTCACGTTGCCGAATATCGACAACTAGGCGACCAATCGGGTGCTCGACAGATTCAAGAAAGCCTGCCGTAAAGCTAGGCTTGCCATCAGGATTTGTGCTCGAGGGCGCAGTTCTAAAATACGGAATCGAGTGCGCGTCAAACGCGCGGGCAAGATCGTCCGACGAGTTTACATTGATTCCGAATCCGACGAGATCGCGCAAACGTTTATTGATCTCGACGACCTCTTCGCCGAGTCCTTCATACATTTGCTCGGCGCGCGGGATATCGACAGGCACGCCGAGCATCCGCATCTCGACCATGAGCGGGATAAGCTCGCATTCCATGTGGAATAAATCAAGGAGATTTTCCTTTGCGAGCAAAGGCCATTGCTTTTCCATGACCCGCAGCGGCAAGCTCGCATCGGCTTCGCCGTAAGGCCCTGCAAGCGACGGCGGCGAGCGCCAGATATTCTTTCGCTGCCTGTCATTCGGCGCGCCGCCATAAAAGTCCGCGCACCACTGGTACAGCAGCGATCCCTGCTTGTGCTCGTTCAAGTACTTGCTGGCGAGGACTTCAAGCCCGACGCGCGCACGTTCGTCAAGCAAGGCTTCTGCAAACTGCACGTCGAAAAGCGGGCCCATGACGCGGATGCCTTCTTGCAGAAGCCAGCCGTAGTCGTAGGTCAGATTAGCACCTACCTTGGGAACGTCGGGTGTCTCAAGCTGCGCCTTAGCCCACGCTAATGCCTTGTCAGGATCAAGATTGTCCTCGGGCGTGTCGGCGTGTCGGATTGGAAAATACCACTGTCCGACGTTGCCAGCTGCATCTTTCGCGCCGATCGAAAAGCCACAGATGTGGCCCTTACCGCGTCCCCATCCTGGCCCTGATTGCTCAAGCTCCGGATCCCACGTCTCGGTATCGAACGATAAGACACGCGCGGCCGACAGATTCGGAAACTCTATCGGCGGCCGCCACCCAGTTTCGGGCACAGGCGGGCGAACGCGAATACGCTCGGCAGCGCTGCGCCCCGTGGGCATGTCTTGCCAGAACATGCCGATATTATCGAACCGGCTCACTTAGCGCGGTCCTTCTTGCATCCGCATTCCGATTATTGCGCCGCGTAGCATGTCGCCGAAGAACAGTGCAGGGCCGGGATACAACGAGAAATCGATCTGCAGTGCGACGTCTTCAAGCCGTGCCATTTGCGCGAGATAGTAGCATCCAACGCCGCCGAAGTCTTCGAGATCGACGGCTGCGCCATCGCCTTCGTGCTCGCTGGTCGCAAGCGTGCCGCCGCGCAAATAGAGACGGTTCGTTTTGTCGGTGAAAGCGTCAAGTCGATGCACAGCGTCGAAGAAACCGTCTACGAACGGTTTTGGAGAGCACTGGCGATCGAGCACACGCGCAAGGTCAGGCCACTCGCCGATTGCCAGCGCAGTTCTAAGCCATGCGCCATTTGGATAATGAAACGTGACGGCCTGCGCTTCGAGCTGAATTGCGGCCGGCTCTACGTCAATACGGATCATTTCCTTAACAGCGTCGGACGGCAAGATCAATGGCGACGGGAACACGATCGGAAGCCAGTGCTCGACGAGCACGTTATTGTTGGTCGCAAATGCCGATTGCCCGCGCAGCAAGACACCTCTTGCCCACGGGCGAGACGCATCGATTCCCATGAACGGCGCGATCTTGCGCAGCACGGGCAAAAGCCCGCCCGGCAACGGAACGAGCTCGCCAGCCGGCTCGACGCCAGGATATAGCGTTTCATCGTCGAGACATTCGACGTAGGCACGAAAGTTGCCTGCTTTTACCGATAACTTACCAGCGGCTGTCAGATTCAGAACGATATTTGTGTTTTCAGGAATCTTCTCGACAGCCTTGATAAAAACCGCAGCCTTCGGAATCGCTGTCACAGCAAGGTCAGTCGGCGTCGAGATCGCAAGCGATCCGTTGAAGCCGTAAATGTGGCCATTTTTAATGCGGAAGAACGTGAGGGCGGGCGCGAAGTCTTTTCGCGCTACGGCTCCCGCAACGAGTTTTAGATCATTTAGCACGGGGCAGCGTCACAACTGGGTAACGCCCAGCAACGTGTGCCATCCGCAGGTCGCTGGTACCATACGCATCCAGAAAATTGATTATCTTTGCTTTTGCTCGCGTCTCGCGTGTTACTTCGCCATACAGACGCAGCGCAGTTTCGGCGTGCATATCCGTCATGCAAATAATCCATCGCTGATTGGCACATAGCGTTCGGCAGGCTTGCGCAGCTCGACGAACCGCGGAAACGCCCAACAGTTATACGCCCAGCGAGCATAATAAAAATCGCGCAGCCTGGCAATGTCTTGCCCGTCGCGGGCGACCTCGGCTGCGATTGGTTCTTGCATCACCGGCGGCAGCGTGTCGAAGTGTTGCATGTGCATCTTGCGCGCCGATGATTGCCCCGAGATCGTGAGCTGGCGTCCGCTTGTGGGCAAGAGCACCAGACCGTTTGCTGCCCACTGTACCCAAGTCGAAGAGTCGACCGAGTACCATGGGTAGTTCATCATTAGCTCAAGCGCCGTCAGCGAAAAGGCGTGGAACCGCACTTTGGGTCGACCGTCGCTATCGCAGACGCGCTCGAACACTTGTTGGAACCACGATTCTAGCGAATACAGGTCACCGCGGACGAGGCCGCCGAGCGCGATATAATTATACTTGCTCGCGTAATAGTCGAGGTATTCCCAAGGCTCATTATAATGGAAGCATGGCAGCGGTTCGGTACCACGACGTTCCATTTCTTCCATGTTCTTCCACGACAGCTCGGCCGTCTTCGTTTTGGCGTAGAACTCGCCGCCCGGGCCGCCGATAACGTCGAGCGGCGCAATCATCTTGGTGCCTTGATCTCTGGCAATAATATCGTCGTTAGCCAAGATGAAGTCGCAGTAGTGACCCATGTCCACTTCGGTGCCCAGCGTGAAAGCCGAGAACGCGCCCGAGTCCAAAAAGATTTTCACGCCGTCGCGTCTGATATTGCTGACGGCACGCCCCTTCTTGATGTAGTGAAAAGACTCGAGGTGCCATTTGTTGCCTAGTCGTTTTGCCTGCTCGTCGGGCGTAAGTTTGTTAAAGACGGTCGAACCGACGTTAAAGTTCGACGTGTAAAGGCCCGCGTTATACAGGCGAAGCGAATGTCCTTCTTTCGTCCACGGATCAGTCGCCAGCACGTTTGAGCTCCCAAATGCAGACGCGCTCATAATGCGGTGTTGGGTTCGGGTGATTTAAGCGCCAGCGATAGAAGTCGGCGCCGACCATGTAGTCGACTGCCTTATACGAAAGGCCGACCCAATCGCCGATAAATAGGCCGGTCGTCTCGAGCTCGTCACGAAAGTACTTGACCTCGCCAACAGAGTTTCGTTCTTTCGCGGCTAGGTCATCGTTGACGAACTGTATAATCAGGATACGGCCATTGTGAAACGACGCAAGGTGTCGGAATAGTTTGCGAGCGCTTTCGTTGGGCAAGTAATGCAAGACGTAGCGCATAACAATCAGATCGTAGTCGCCACGATGCTGCAGGATGTCAGCCTCCACATCCGGTTTTTTCGACGGATCATAATCGACGCTGATGGCGTTCGGAATCCATTGTTTCAGAAGACCATTTGCGCCGCCATAGTCTGCGACGATGCCGGACGTATCAACGCCGCTGAGCGCAAGCGGCATGATATCGGAGTACATAAGTTGCGCCGTTGGATCGGGCCATTTGCCGAAGGCTTCGCCTTGATCTTCAGGATGTCGCGCTCGCGCAGCGCGACAATCAGGACAGCCGCTGCCCGGCCAGCTGTGCTCACACATATCTGTGCTAACCATTATTGTCCTCCATCACAACGGCGCCGTGACGGGCGTCTAAGGGCGACCCCTCCTCGCGTACCCACACGGCGCCCGATCGTTTGTAAGCCCGGCGTGAGCGCCGTGCAACGTCGGATTTAATCGGTCCGGCGCACCAGCTCGTCGAATAACGTCATCAAGCCGGGCAGGTGCGGGCGCAAGAGCTCGATGATGACGAACGCATACTTGCGCGCCTCGAGCTGCGCGTGACTGTGCTCGCGCAAAGCTAGGAACTTGTAGAGGTTCGACAGATCGACGTTGCCGAGCCAATGCACATAGTGGTTCAGGTGCAACAGCATCCGCGCGTGCTCAGGCGCTACGCCTTGGTCGATCGCAGAAAGGTAGGTGTCGTAACCTTCTGCGCATTGCGCGTTTAGCTCCGCTTTGAACCAGGCTTGCGTATCAGCATCGAGCGTGTCGGATTGGCCCTGCTTCGCGCCGCCGACAGGCTTGCCGCCGACTGTATCGGGAATATACCACTCGGGCGGCAGCGTGATGTAACGTCCGCTAGACTCGTTGCGTCGCCATGTGCGATGACGAACGAACTGCCGATCGATGAAGATTGGCACCTTGACCTCGATCCATACTTGGATCATCTCGAATGGCGACGTGTGCCCGTTCTTGAGCAGGTACCGATTGAGTTTCATGTCATCTTCATACGTTCGATCGGAACCGAACTGATCGAATGACATTCGCGCTGCTTGCGCTGGATCGCAATCGTCGGCGTCGAAGTAGCGATCATTGTTGGCTCGGCGGCTCGGCCCCGCGAGATTGAGCAGCTTAACGAACCCGTGGTCAAGCACTTCCATATTTTGCCCTCTCAGCTTTGATAACCGCAAGCAGCGACTGCAGCTCATGCCAGTTGTACCCCGACCACAGCTTTGCAGCAACAAGCTGAGTGAATGGCGGTTGATCGGCTGTGCGCTCGTTAAAGAAAACGTGTGGATTCGGCAGATCCATCGTCATCGGCGCGGTGCGAATTGGCAGCGACGTAAGTAGAAGGCTCTCGCTTTCTGCATACCAGATGGCTTTGCCGAGTTCGACGAAAGCCGCGTCCTTCTTGCCAAGGCGCCAGCAGTACTTCAGAATCTGATAGCCGTTTGCTGTCAGGCGCTCGCCAATATCTGCGCAGGCGCGCCCCGCGTAGTGCGTTGGGTTGATCGGATCGTTATCCATTGCAATCGCCCCTCGCATACTGCTTTATAGCAGCAATTGCGTTTTCGAGCGTAGCAACGCGCATAACGTTCGGGTGATGCTGCCAGGTTCCGTAATCGACATGATCGCCAACCACGACAACTAGCTTGCCGAGCGCGAGAGCCGCGCCGGCTTCGACCAACGCGCCGCGAAGTTGCTCACCTTCAAGCGCATAGACGATCATGGCGTGACAGGCGCGGACGTCGGCCATATCGTCTTGCCAGAAGCATCGTGCGTTCGTCGCCGATGGCTCCACAAACGGTTCGAGAAATGGCCACCGGCTCACAAAGTGAATGTCTGGCAGCTGGTAGAGATCACGCCATGCGGGAGCGTGGTGCATCTTCGATGCGATGTAGACCCGCGGCGTCATGTGCGCTTGCCATCGGCTTTAAGGCGGTTTTCGACCTTGTGGTCGGCGCGCTGCTCGTTGTAGATGAGTTTGTCGATTATCATCTGTGCGACATCCTGCGGCGGCAGATAGTCACCGAGCTCGGGCTCGCCGACTGCTACATCGGTCTTGCGGATCGCTTCATATTTGCGAGCGATGGCGCAGACCTCGGCGAACATGCTGTCGCCAGGATTGCGCGTTCCCGTGCTCTCGACGATCCGCCCGGCAAATAGTGCGCCGCAGAAATCGGCGAAGCGAATTTGCAGATCGCCGAGCTCGACGCCGAGACCAGGATGCTGCGGCAATTTATCGTCTGGCTCACCTGACTGGTAAGCATCGTAAGCTTCGGCGAGTTCGGTAACAAAAAGCATGAACATCTCGCCGACGCTGCGTTTCAGCGGCTGACCGGTTTGAATGTTGGTCCACCAGCCGGCTTTGACATTGCTTTCGTGGACGTCGGTGTAAAACGAACGCAGCGATACCGCGTGGTAACGCTGCGTAGAACGAAGGCGTCGAACTTCATCGACCAATCCCGCAATTGTGCTCGGGATATCACGACTGTTGGTCGCGATCATGTCGGCAAGTTCCAAATCTTGTTCTGTCATTGTGCCCTCCTTAACGTGCCAGGTGCAAAAATTCCTGGCGTGGTGCCCCTTCGAGCATACAGCCACGCAGCGCGCTGGTGGTCGTTTCCGATCCTTGCTGCGCGATGCCGCGGGATTCGACGCATAGATGCCGCGCAGTTACGATCACCCCGACGCCCTTGCAGCCGAGGTGCTCAACGAGCGCGTCCGCGATCTGCGTAGTTAACCTTTCCTGCACCTGCAGTCGGCGGGCGAAGCAGTCGACCAGCCGATTGATCTTCGACAAGCCGACAATTTTGCCGTTCGGAATATAGCCGACAGTCGCGCGACCGAAGAACGGAGCCATGTGGTGTTCGCAATGCGAATAGAACGGAATATCCTTTACAAGCACCATCTCGTCAACGCGCTCGGCGCCGTCCTCGAAAACCTTAAGCAGCGATGCGGGATCGATATCGTATCCGCCGCACCAGTGCTGCCAGGCTTTCGCAACGCGCGCTGGCGTCTCGGCGAGCCCTTCGCGCGTCGGATCTTCACCCGCATATTGTAGCAGACGGCGGACATGATCTTCGATCCCGGCTGATTTGTCGCCCTCCCAAGGCCACACGATCCAATCTTCGTTGTGCGACCAGGATCGTTTGTCAACGAGCGCGAAGAATGGCTTGCCCACAGGAAAACGCTTCATGGTCTCGCCCGTGTCGATCAGATCGTCCACGATCAAGTCGGCATCGTCGGCCGTCATGGCGACACAAAAACGATCATCCTCATCGACCGAGAAAAGAGCGAGCATCGCAGGAATGCCGCCGCGAGGAACAGGGTAGACGGAAAGACGTTTCGTGTCATTGTTATGACCGAACCGCTCAACGATTGAGTTAAGCATCTCGCCGGCGAGATCCAAAACCTGCAAGTTGTTATAACGACGCTCAGCCACGATGATTTGCCCCCTCATAGATTGCGCTGTTGCCGCCGTGCTCGCGCACTTCGACCGAAACAAGTCGCAGCGCCCGCGGCGAGCCTTTATCGGTTCGATGTGCAGGGTAACAAGCGTCGCCGTGCGTCTTCAAAAGCCAGGTATCGACCCAACCGAAAACGTGTTCGGCAAAACCTTCGCAACCGACGAACGGCAAAACGAGCACGTCAGCAAGCATGTTAGCCGCGACGCTGTTTGATTGACCGAATACGAAAGATCCAACGCCAAGCGCTTCGAGGCGATCGCGGTGCGGATCGTCTTCGGCAACTATAAGGCGGTGGTCGAACGTCTCGCAAAGGAACGCCTTCACCTCTTTTAGCCCGCCGAAGTCGAGCACCCAATTGTTCTCGTCGAGCTTTTCAGCTGCAAACGTGAGCTTGAAGCTCAGCGCGTAGCCGTGCAGAAAACGGCAATGAGATTTGGCTCGCCACTGTCGAAAGCATGCCGACAGGCCGAGCGTATGGTCGTAAGTTTTCGTGACGTAGTACATGGACGTCCCTTCGATTACGCACCGCAGGATAGCGATGGCGTGTTTCCGAGAGCGTGGCTCAATCGAGCCCAGCGAACTTGTGGATTTGAAGCTGCAGCAAATACCCGTGCTGCATCGCGCTCGCAACCGCGGCGTCGGTATTCGCTTCGTTGAGAATGTCGTCTTGCTCGTCCATTGGCTGGACGTAGATGCGCGCGCCGTCGCGGGGCCGAGCGACATATGGCTTCGCCGTGTGCCCCAGCGCCTTTGTGGGCAAACCGTCGTCTGCGATCTCGCCGACGCGAAGAATGTACTTGAACGCCATAGCCCGCTTGTGGATCTCATCACTGATGCGATTGGTCTTCGGCGAGCAGACGATGCTAAAGCGCGTGAAGTCGTCGAGCAGTTCGAGATTCGGCGGCGCCAGCACGCCATTCGTTTCGACCTGGACGCGGTAGCCTGCGGTTATCAGCGCGTAAATCGCCGGAACGACGTTCTGACGGAAAGGTTCGCCACCTGTGACGACGATCAGCGCGCCGCGCGGCCAGCCCTCGACATGCCAAACATGCTCCGCGAGCTCGTCTGGCTTCCACGTTGACGTGGTGCTGGTGTAGTCGGTGTCACAGCCGGGGCATTGCAGGTTACAGCCCCATAGGCGGATAAAAAGGGCTCGCTCGCCGCAAAAAGGCCCCTCGCCCTGAATTGTCTTAAAAATCGAGTGGACGACGATGGCGTCCTGGTAATCTGCAGGTATCGGTTTTTGTTCGTTCATCGTGTCCTCCAGGGTCCCACCCTACAACGATGACCGAGTTGGTTGCAAATGAAAAATGAAGGCACATAAAAAGAGGTGTTGGTTTTCACCAACACCTCTTCCTATACCGCGCCGCGGTGGGATGCGGCTGCGGCGTAGCTTGTTACGCCGCCGGCGGGGCGGGCGGAACGTCGGGAGCCGCGGGCGCGTCGGGCGCGGCCGGCGTCTCGGGCTTCGCAGCCTTGCCGGGCGCAGCCGTGCCGACGAGACCGTGGAACTTGCGCCAGTGGCTGTAGAGGCTCGCCGCCATGGACGTATTGTAGCCGTCCTTCTCGGCGCGCTCGAGCACTTCCTTGCGGGTCGCAGGCTCGCCCTTGGCGGCGCTGATCTCGTCGATAATCGCCCACAGGGTGCCGGTCTTCGTGCCCGGCGCAGGCTTCGTCTGGCCGTTGCGCTTCTCGCGCTCGACCTTCGGCGCCTTCGGCGCGTCGGCGGCGGCGGGCGTGTCGTTCGTGGGAGCTTCCGGGGCGTCCGGAGCCTTCGGCTTGTCGGTCATGGTTGTACCCTTCCTTCGTAGTTGCGTCAGAAAACGACGCGAGATCGATGCTATTGCATCTTATGAAAGCGGGGGCAAGGCGTTATTTTTACCCTGCCCCCGCAGCGGCTCAGGCAGGCTTACCCGCCTTCGTCAGACCGCGAGCGACACGCCAGTGCTGATAGGCGGCACGCGCAGTATTCGGCGTGACACCCTTGGCGATTGCGCGCTCGACGATATCCTTGCGCTTCGCGGCCGGATCGGCGTCGGCGAGTGCGAAAACGAGCTCGGAGGGGCTTTCGACATCCGAATGGTTGCGGTTCGGATATTTGCGGCCCGTCTTCGACGGCTTCGCCGCGCTCTTGAGCTCGATCGGCTTGCCCCACTCGTGGTTGCAGTTCATGCATTGCCATTCGTGCTTGATCGTTTTGAATGCCTCTTTCTCGGATCCATCACGATCGGCGGCGGTGTCGAAGTCCATAAGCCCGTTTGAGAGATGAACGCCGCAGTTCGGGCAAGTTGCGTGCCCACACGCGAGGATGAGGGCCTCATCCTCCTCGCTGACACCCTTGAGTCCGACCGCAGCGTCTGCGGCGTCGGTGTCGAAACCGTACTTGCCGTCCTGCTGCGTAATCAGCGAGTTGAGAGCGAGGGCATCGGTATTCGCCGTGCCGAGGTAACGGGTCAGACCGCGGACGGCGGTCGGACGATTGCTGTAAGCCTTGAACGTCATGTCGTGTCTCCAGTCAGGTCGTCGTTTCGGACGCCCCCTTATCTGCGCCACTTCAGTAGACGTCAACTGGAAAATGATCTGAGACGTATTTTATCGGTTAGAACGGAACACCTGGCAAAAAGGCGGGACAGCCGAACGCGATAATCCGAGCAGGCGGACGCCTTTTTGCAGGGTCGAGGTCGCAGTGCTCGTCTTGCGTTTGCACAGTGCCTTCTGTTGTAACCGGGCCAGACGCAACTCGCCATTGGAAATGCTCACAGTTTGGACAACACGGGAGAAGTTCCTTTAGCCGTCGCATTTGTTTCAGCATCTGCTCGTCGAAGCTTTGACCCTCAATCATCGAAAATCCATTCCTTCACTTGAGGATAATCTTTTTTCATCCAAACAATGATGCGGTTTGGCACCTTAAGCGCATCGATCGCGGCACGCGCTTCTTCGGTCGTCACAGGCAGCATGCCGCCACCGTGACGCATCCACCAATCGGCAGATCGTGCGCGCGGGTTGCCGCCGTGCTCAGGCAAGATGTAGTGCGAGAAGCGACGTAATCCGCAATAGTAGTTTACTCGGATTGAATCCGGGCGACCCTCTTTCTTGTGCGTCTCATAGGTAACACGCGTGACTTTATGTTCCTCGAGCACAGGCTTCTCAAACGCGCCGCTAGTGTCGCTTTTCGACCGACGCAGCAGCGACGTGTTGGACGCGGTGTGGGTAAACTTGACCTCGAAAATGAACTCGGCGCCACATTGGATGCAATAACGCGCGGATGGATGATTCCAACACCTGCACCCCTTTTCAGGATCGCCGCCTTTGTCGGGATTGCTTGTGCCAGGGACAATGTTGACGCCCCATGGCGCCTTGCCGCACGTTTTGACTGGCGGGTCGCCGCCGCCTTTGCCCTTTTTCTTGGGAAGCTGCGGATCATTGATCGGCCCGAGCATCGCTGTATTATAGGCAAAATCGAGTACAAGGCAGTCTTGTTTCGCCGACATGGCGATGGCGAGCAGCCGCCCTTCTTGCGTTGTGAGATCGAACCCATCCGCGTAATCAGGGCGCGTACCTCGACCGATCATCTGAACCCATAAACCAGGCGATTTTGTCGGGCGCAGCATAATAATGCAGTCGAGCGCGGGAAAATCAAAACCAGTCGTAAGCACGCCGAAATTGACGCAGTGACGCACCTCGCCCGCGATAAACCGCGCAAGGTCTTCGTCGCGCGTTGCAGACTTCGAGTGGATAGCAACAGCGGATTCGCCGTGGCTCTCAAGCTCGGCCGCGATCGCTTCCGCGTGCTCGATACCTGTCGAAAACCACAAGCAATGGTTGCGGCCGGATGACAGCTCGAGTGCCTCTGCAACAGCAGCCGCTGTGACTTCAGCTTTATTGACGGCGCGTTGCAGATCCTTCTTTTGATAATCGCCGCCTTGCATCTTGACTTTTTCCGTCAAGATTTTGGTATGGGTCGGGCGCGGGATCAGCGGCAGCAAATACCCTTGATCGATAAACCAGTTGAATGCCTCAAGCCCACAGGCATCGAACGCAACATCGGTAAATAGCCCGCCGTCAGTGATATGCCCAAGGCCGAGCCGGTACGGCGTCGCGCTCAAACCGACAAACTTGCAACTAGGATTTTGCTCTAGCAGATAATCTGCGAGCATGCGGTATTGCGTCTCGTCTTTATCGCTGACTAGATGACATTCGTCCACGAGAACGATATCGATCTTGCCGAGCGATTCTTTGCGGTTGATAATCGTGCCGATTGTGCCGATTGTGATGACGCGGCCGACTTCATACTTATTGAGCGACGCCGAACAAATGCCAACAGGAACATTCGGACCGATTGCTGCGAACTTCTCCGCGTTCTGCACGACAAGCTCTTTCGTCGGCGCGAGCACCAAGACTCGCTGACCAAGCCAGGTTGTGACGATATGCACGCCAAGATCGGCTATGACGATGCTTTTGCCAGTACCTGTCGGCAACGCGAGAACAGGGTGTCCCGCGTGTTCTTGAAAATAGGCATAGAACGCATCTGACGCCCATTGTTGATAGTCACGTTTTTGGAGGACGAAGCCCATTTACGAGCCGTCCTCCGGCATCCAGCAAAAAACGTCGCTCGGATGAATATACGTCGCAGCGCTGCAGGCGACATCCTGGTCGATCAACAGCACGCGCTCGACGTGCCATTTGACGATATGCCACCCCTTGCGCGTCAGCACGACGAACCCTGTTCTTAGGTCAACAGGCTGCGGCGGGCGACCTAATCGAATAACAGGCGGAATCTGCATGACGTGTCACCTCTTAACTAAAGCTGGGATCGGATCCCACGAACCACATCCTGCAAGCTGATCCACCTTGTCAAGCGTTTTGCCAAGGTGCTCGCAGCCCCATGTGCCGCTTGGGATATCGGCAAGCGAATGCCGACAAGTGCGACAGTTTTTCGGCGGTTCCACTTGTTGTGGGAAATGACACCGCTGCTTCGCATCGCAGACCCCACATTTGAAATTACTCGGGTCCTCAGACAGACGCTTCGGTGCATCGCGCGCGACGATGATGTCTCGAGCCCGCACAAGTTTGCTTTGCGCTGCAGGTTGATCGTAACGAACGATCTGTCCAAAGATATCATCGTCGTTCTTGTTTACGGCAAGATACAACGTCTTGAAAATACCTCGCCGCGCCATACACGTCTGCATCTGCGCATAGTGCTCAGGCTTCGAGACTTGAACGCCCTTGACTACAAGGTCGCAAAACGACTTAGTGTTATGGGTTTTGAACTCGCCGAGAATCCACTCGCCTGGCGCGTCGGGCACGCCCCACAGAACCCCGTCGAGCGCCGAGCCAAAGTGGCCGCCATGGTCGCTAATCCGTTCTTGAGACCCATCCTCTGGCTGGTGGAATTGGACGTCTATCATATCGAGCATTGCGAGAAAACGCGCTTCTTCTTGATGCCCGCGATTAAACAAGCGCAGAATGCGCGGCTGGAATGATCGCACGTAAGACCACCGCCATCCTAACCACAGGGCGCGGTCGCATTCTTTGCCGATCTGCGATGCGCCAAGGTGCGATCGGAAGTTGTCGGCAGCATCGTCCTTACGATAGGCGTCGGCGATCTTAGGCAAATGCTTAAGCAACAGCTCGCGGAAGCGATTGCCGCCATCAGCCGCGATGGCAGCGTCTATCGCCGCTTCAGTACGCTTCGCCCGTTGGAACGTCGGCGATCGTGGGAGTGCAACCATTATTCGTTTCCTCTTTGCGCGCGCATGTGACGCTTGGCTTCTTTGTCTGCCCAACGATTGCACCAGCTTCGCGCGTCGGCAACAGTCGTGTGTCCTTTTACGTGCTTAGCCCGAACCGCTGCATCAGCGAAGTGTTTAAGGCGCGCCTCACGAAACATCTTCGCATACGCGCCGACGCCCTTGATTGCATGAACTACGCCCATGCAATCAGTCTGCACTAAAATGTCTCGAGCCCCGTTCTGGTAAGCGATCCAAAGCCCATTGAGCACAGCTTGTAGCTCAGCGATTCCGCTACTTGGAGGCCTACTTCGGAACATGCCAGAATGCTGCCCCTTCGCGCCACCGTCGTATGCGATCCAGACGGCCCACCCGCCTGCTTTAGTTCGAGAACAGAACGACGCATCGGCAATGATGGTCGCTCGCATTATACCTCCTTGTTTTGTGGCCCGCGACGTCTGTTTGGCGGTATAATCAATGCCTGGATAGTCGGCGTCTTGCCTTCACTACATCCATCAGTCGCGGGCCGCAGAACAATCGGGGACGCGGTGTGCTCGCGCCCCCGAAAGGTTCACGCAGAAGGCTTCGCCCACGGCGGAACAGCGTCGCCGTTGGCAGCGGGCGCGGCGGGCGCAGCAGGGGCCTGCGGAGCTTGCGGAGCCTGCGGAGCCGCAGGTGCGGCCGGTGCTGCCGGCGGTGCAGGGGGAGCCGCAGGAGCCGGATACATCGCCGCAACGTCGGCATCCGCCTTCACGTCCTGGCCCTTGTAGTAATAGCCTGCGCTCGTCGGATGCTTGATCCAGCCATCGGCAACAGCCGCCGCAAACGGATCGTGCGCTGCAGGAAGGGCAGCTGGCGCGGCCGGCGGTGCAGGGGGCGGCGGAGGCGCTGCCGGCGCGCCGGCAGCAGGAGCCGACGTGGTTGCGCCACCTGCAAGTTCCTTCGGCTCGCGGCCGTGCTGGTCGCGGAAACCCTTGACGGTGTTGGATGCGTCGTAGTTCCCTTCCGCCTCGCGGACGGCGAGCTTCGCCTGGAACGGAATGCCGTGGAGCTGCTCCGAACGCTCGCACTGAATCTGTCCTGTGACGTAACAGATCGCTGAGAGCTGCTCATACGCGATCTTGACGGCAACCGGATTCTCGTTCTCGAGATTCAGGTTGAGGAAGATCTTGCGGCCGGCGTAGGTGCCTTCGATGACCTCGAGCGTCAGCGCGAGATACGATCCCTTCTTCGGCGGGTTGACAGGCTTCGTCTCGGATTCGACGATCTTGACGTGGTACCAGCCGGGCGGCAAGGGATCGAAAGCAGACGTCGGTGCGACCGTCTGCGCGTTGAAATTGAGAATACTCATCTTAGTCCTTCCGTCAATAGGGCTCGACGCCCGGGTTGAGATCAGCCGACGTAGCCGTAAATCTTATTGAAGATCGCCGTCAGATCTGGATATTCAAAGAAGTCCAGCGAGCCGGATCTGTCTTTGGCTTCATACGTCATGTCGGCCTTGGTCTGCAGCGAGATATGCTCGCCTTGCACACCGCGGTATGCCCCAAGGTGGAACACTTCGTCGAAGAAGTAAACGAGACCTTGCGTCAGCGTTTTGCCGGGCATCGAAGGCCCCCAGCGCGTGACGCCATTCTCGTCTTTATTGTACTCAGCTTTCGCCGTCATAACGACGTTCTTGCCCTTGATATCTCGAAGGGCTCGGATCGTTATCCACATTTGGTCGGCAAGCTGTCCGTAAGCCTGTCGTCCGTCTTTCGTGCCAGCTTTCGCGTTGCTCAGCACTTTCTCGGCGATCTCGGAAATAGAATCAATGCCGATCGACCAGAAGTGATTGCCAGCAGGCCCCGACAGATAATCGTGCGCGCGGTTCAAGTCATCGAGCGATTTGATCTCGATAATAGGAACAGGCGTCGAGCGCAGCGAAAGCAGCCCCGCCTCCGCCGATATGACGATCCCGTGCCCGCCGTCTTTTACTTGGATCTTCGGCAGCGTCGCCATAAGGCGCGTCTTGCCTATGCCCGAGCGCCCGTAAGCAAGCATCTTGATACCATGCGCGAGCGAGATGGTGTCGGACGTCGTGACTGTGAGCCCGGCAGGCGGGGGCGGTATGAACCCTGTGGTCATGCTGGGGCCTTTTCGACGATTGCGTTCCTGAAGCACGAAAGCTCCGCGTAGCTTTTGGCTGCTTCAGACGTCGGAAACGTTTTCGGCTTGCCGGTCATGGGATCTTCGCAGAACCGAGCAGGTACGCGCGTGCTGAATGTCGTAAATTTGATTTGGAACATTTATTCCTTCCCTCCTGCAAGATCCTCGACTGCGTCGAGTAACCCAAATGGCATGATCTCGATGGCGTTGGCGTCGATCTTCGCCAAGGCAAACGAGCGAACGGCCTTTCGAGCAACGTCGTAACAAAGCATGAACCACTGCGGGTCAGGATACCACTCATTGGCGCCGAAATCCAACCCCTTGAAGATGACGTCTCGCGTTTCGGCTTCGCCACGATAGTTGACGTAGTCGAAACGCAAACGTTGCCCGGGCAGAAACCGCAACATCGCTATGCGTCCTTCTTGTCGGCAAATAAGGCGTCGATCGCCTCGCGCTCTTCTCGATGCAGTTTTCGGATAGCATCGTTGTGCGACGATCGTTTGGTTTTATACGCGCTGACGATGGCTGCAATCTCGTCGAGCCTGTTGACAGCTCGTTCTGCCGTCTCGAAACGTCCGCGTAATTGGTCCAGCGTTCCGTTTGTCGGTTCATCGTAAGCAAGGCGACGCCCGTACCAGCGACTGCCTTTTTCGAGCGTAACAGCAACGACGTGCGCGCGGTATGTGTTTACGCGAACAGCGTAATACAATGCGCGCTTCATTTGCGAGCCTTCGGCGGCTCGATATCGAGCGTCGGCGTGCCAGGCGTTGCGATGACAGCAGCCGAAAACAAGAGCTTGTGCTCGTCGCTGAGCGCATTCCACTCGCGTTTCGCAAGCGTCGGTTTGTAGGTAACGAGGACGTCGGTGTTCGCAACCCCCGCCTCGCGCATGGCCGCAAGCGTTGCGGGCAGCGCTGCTTCGTCGATCTTGCGGTTGATTTTATACCCGCCCTTGATAGTCGAACCATCGGCGAGCTTGAAGCGCTGCGTGCCCTCGACTGGATTCGGGAATGCGCCGGCGAACAGCACGACGCGGTTTTCTTTCTCGCGTTCCTTGTAGAACGCAAGCTTCGCGCGATCGTCGCGCCACTGCGCCAAGATCTGCATGTAGCGCTTGCCTGGATCGGTTTCGACGGCTTCGTCTTCGCGCTCGACAGGCGGCCGCTGCTCGAGCTCTTTGATCTCGTCGAGCGCACAGATCATGTCGAAAAGCGTAAGGTACTCGGGCTCCTCGTCTTCGGCGTCGTCCTGCCAGGACTCGCGCTCGGGCGTAATCTGCAAGGCTTCGGCGATTCCATCGCCCATGAATGAGCGCTGCGAGCTCACGAAGATGTACTCTTCGTGCGGATCGACATTGCGATTGATCTGCGCGGCGAATGCTGCGCGCAGCTTTTCCAAAGCGGTCATCGTGTCCTCCAATATGACAGGGCGATATTAGGACGCTCGAATGTAACGCGCAACAATTATTTTGCATTGCGAACTTGCAATATCGTCGTTTACGATGGCGAGCAAATTACGGAGGACAACTTGACCAAAACTTCTCGCCTGGAACACCCCGAGTCCTTGCTTATGCGCAGGACTCGAGAACTGCTCGAGCAATCGACAGCTCGACATTTAGACATTTATACGGCGACGGGCATCTCGCCCAATTGGTTATGGCTCTTCAAAAGCGGTCGCGTTCCTGACCCGAGTGTCAATAGGGTCGAGGCTCTTTATAACTTTCTGTCCAGCGTTCCTCTCGACGTAAAGTAGGTCAAATGTCGATTAAACAATTTCCGGCAGAGCTTCGTGCGCTGCCGCAATGGTGCGTTGCGACTCTTTTGCCAACGCCCGAAGGCAAAGACGACAAACGACCGTATGACCCAAAGACAGGCAAGCCCGCATCCGTCACAGATAAAACGACATGGGGCACGTTCGATGAAGCGTTAGTTGCGCGTGACGCTTGGCGCTCGAGCTCGGCGCCGCGCGCGCAGATGGGCTTCGTTTTCTCGCGCGATGATCCGTATGCTGTCATCGATCTTGATACGTATAAAGCGAAGGACGATAAGATAAAAAGCCTTCACGGCGAGATCAAGCGGCATGCGGCAACATATACGGAATTAAGCCAATCGGGACTTGGGACGCATATCATCGGGCGCGGATGGGTTGCAGAGGGTGCCCACAACGAAGCGAACGCTCTCGAGATTTACAGCCACGCGCGGTTTATGATCTGCACGGGCGACGTAGGCGTCGAGGGTCTGATCCAGCCCGTTGTCTCGATACAAGAATTGCTCGATTATCTCTACCCGCTTGTGAAGGACGGCGGTAAAGCAGGCGCAACGCATTGGCGTGACCTTGGCGATGGCGAAGAATCGCTATTGACGGACCAAGAAGTAATCGATCGCGCGATGGCGGCCGAGAACGCCGACAAGTTCCTAGCGCTTTGCCAAGGCGACCTGTCATTGCACGGTGGCGATCACAGCCGCGCCGACGAAGCATTGATACAGTTCCTGTGTTTCTACACGCCGGACAATCGCCAGGTAGCGCGTTTGTTTATGATGTCCGACCTTGCGAAGCGTGAGAAGGCGCAACGATCGGATTACGTGCCGCGGACGATAGCTTTCGCGCGCATGAAGATTAAAGAAGACCAACCACCGCCGCTCGACGTGCCCGCGATCACCGAACGCGCAAAGCAAGTCGCGTCGCCCAAAGCGAAAAAGCCTGCGCCTGCAAACGTGCCGGTCAGCTTTCCGCCTGGGCTCGTTGGCGAGATCGCAAAGTACGTGCTTGCTAGCGCAACGCGACCTGTTCCTGAGATCGCGCTCGCAACGGCAATCGCGTGTGTCGCTGGCATTGTGGGCAGGAACTACAATTGCTCGAGCCCGCCGACAGGGCTCAATCTTTATATTCTGTTGCTAGCGAAGACGGGGACAGGAAAAGAATCGATCCAATCGAGCATCGACCGATTATTTGCAGAGGTTCAAAAAACCGTGCCGCCTGCAGATCGATTCTTGGGCCCCGCGCGCTTCGCATCGGGGCAGGCGCTCGTCAAGCAATTCCAGGCGCAGCCGTGTTTCGTCTCGATTCTCGGCGAGTTCGGCGACACGATGAAGCGAATGACGGCACGGGGCGCAAACGGCGCCGAGATCGCGCTGTTGCAGAACATGAAAGATATATTCCACAAGTCGGGCTGGAACCAGTGGCTTCGCGCGACTGTTCACAGCGACAAAGAAAAGAACACAACGAACGTTCATGCGCCGGCATTGACGATTCTCGGCGAGACGGCGCCTGAGCCGTTTTTTGCAGGATTGGACGAGGAATTGATTAGCGGCGGCTTTTTGCCGCGTTTTCTATGTATCGAGTATCTTGGCGATCGGCCAGACCGCAATGCGACTGCGACGTCCAAACCCCCGCCCGAGCTTGTGCAGAAGACCGCGGACCTAATCGCGTCGGTTTTGCAGATGGAACAAAACCAAACGTGCACCATGGTCCACGCGGATGCGGCTGGCACGAAAATGCTCGACGACTTCGACAAATGGGTAGACGAGCAGATGCGCGGCTCGAGCGAGACGACGCGGCAGCTTTGGAACAGAGCTCATATCAAAGCGCTCAGATTATCGGCATTGATTGCGGTCGGTGTCAATCCGTATGAGCCGGTCGTGACACCAGACCTAGCCACATGGGCTATCGAGATGGTGCGTCAGGACGTTGCCGTATTGCTCGATCGGTTCATGCGCGGCGACGTTGGCGAAGGCGACGCAAAGCTTCACGCGGACCTCGTTTCGGTGATATCGAAATACATGGCAAACGGTAGCCCGCGGTATGAGGAGTTTCACGCCCGCGGATGCGTTTCGTCTCGCTTCTTGCAGCAGCAGACAGCGAACCGCGCTGCCTTCAAGAAGCATCGTCTTGGTGCCAGCAAAGCGCTGGAAGATACTCTTGCGATTATGGTTAAATACGGCGTTTTGACGCTAGTCGACAAGAAGACCGCGCAAGATTGGTTCAAGACGTCATCCACGGTATATGCTTTGGGGGATCAATGGGATGCCTAGAACGCCTAATACGTCTGTTTTATGGCGATTAGGCGGCGATTATGGATACCCCATTGATTTTATTATGTTTAATTGTTTTACGATTGGTAACCCCCTATACCCCCCCTATTCCCCCTATTCTATTGGTATAAGATACAAGAAGAAGATACATAGATATATACAATACAATATATATTAAAACAATAAAACAATAAAACAAGATAAAGGAAATTTTCATGTATTGTCATGGGTTAAGCGCCAAGATCGCGTTTAATAGATGCACATACAGGCTTATCGCTGGACAAAGAAGCAAGATCGTATGACTAAGATTGTTGTCTGTTTGGAAGGTGTTCCATGTGGTAAGGGACGCCCTCAGTTCGCCAGGACGAGGGGCGGTGTGCGCACCTTCACGCCACAGAAGACTAAGACGTATGAGCAACACCTTGCGACGGCAGCAAGACGCGCGATCTACGGATCACCGCTAACAGGGCCTCTCCGCGTCCATGTCACCGCGGTATTCCCGATCCCGCCGAGCTGGCCGAAGAAGACGCGGGCTCGAGCGGAAGCTGGCGGCGTTTGGCATATCGCAAAGCCTGATCTAGACAATATCTATAAAATCGTCGGCGATGGCTGCAATGGCGTGCTGTGGGCAGATGATGCTACGATCTGCTCACTGTCAGGCGTCAAGTTCTATGGGCTCGAACCAGCCTTGTGGATCGAAGTCGAGCAGATCGAAATATAGGAGACAAACGTGGAGATTCACAAACCAACACAGGCAGACGTCGTGCTTCGCCTGATTAAAGGATTCGCATATCCGTTCAGCGACGATCTTGCCGGCATCCGCTACCCTAGTGTTGTCACGGAGCTTTACGACGAAAACGAGGCTATATTCTTGAGCCGAACAATTCGCATTAACCGAACGCAAAGCAGGCATGAAAGTTATCTTATCCTCGAAGACGGATCCATAAATTTCCTGTGAATTTGGCGCGGCGACTTGTGGGTGTCGATCAATTCCGCATCGTATTTGCGCCCTTGCCTGGATTCTAACGCGATCGCAGGGTGAGGGCAGGGCGAGGGTGGGGCGACCCAATTGAACCGCCGCAAATCGCGTTAAAATTGATGTCTTGCGCAATGCGGATCTAGATGATATCGCGTAGCGTCAACATTGGAGGACCACGCAATGTCTGTTCATCTTTTCGCCGTCAAACTCGTTGTTACGACCGACGCGCCGTTCGCCATGATGCTGCAACACGACGGTTCGATCGTGCCCAACACGAGCTGTCCTGCGGGTACCGTGCTTGCGTATGACGCCGACGACAACTTGTATGTCTATGTGCTCGGCATCGATTATCTTGTGCCTGGATCGCCCGATCCTGAAACGTCATCCGCTGAGTGGCCGCGTGTCAAAAATGGTACGATCCGCCTTTACCGCGACAATTGGCGTCATGTTTCGGCGGGGCCCGATACGCCCTATGGTGCGTCTTTCCGCAACGCCAAATACCGCGTGCTGCGCGAAGCTTGACAAGGTGGGCGGTGGTCGTTACGATCACCGCTCAACTTTGCCTGGAGGGCATTTGTTTGGCTCGCTGTGACCTGTATAGCGCTGGCTTGTCGGATCGCGAGATTGCGCGGATCGAAGGCGTGCACAGCGAAAGCGTCCGCGAGTGGCGGATTCGTCGCGGGCTTGTGCCCAACAGCGAGCGCAACAAAGCCAAGGCCAACATGCGCGATCGCTTGGCGCGTTATCGCGCCGGGCTTAACGACGCCGCGATTGCGCAGATCGAGGGTGTGACGAAAGGCACGATCTGGAAGTGGCGACGGCGAAACGATCTGCCAGCGAACACTGAGCAACCAATCAAGACATCGGTTCGCGCCTCGCTTTCGCTCGATCGTGGCTATGCCCGCCATCAACACGATAGCTACTTTTCCGATTGGCTCGAAGATATGGGCGCGACCTGCTCGAGCCCGCCCGCGCTTGCGAATGCTTCATCCTGGAGGATCTATGCCTAGCCCCAAACTTACAGCGAACGAACTGACGTATCTTGCAGACGTCATCAAACGCCGTCACGACCCCGAGTTTTGGAACGATTCCGCTATCGACCGTCTCGAGCGGAAGCTGCTCGAGCTGGCCAATGAGCAGCGTAGTTTGAGAAAATAATCCGGTCGAGTGAATTTTCTTCTTGTCTTGGTGCTCGAGCTATGGGACAAGGAATCATTGAAAACGGAGACGACCGATGAACACGACTTTGACCAACGTATTCGCTGCCTATTGTCATGCCGTGCGCGCAATCAATAATTCGCGTCTGCCCATGACGATGCGTCGCCGTTACGAAAACGAACTCGATACGCTTATTTTTGCGCTCAACCTTCGTTTTCAACAAGCCTGATTTTTTTCTCGCGACGGGTCACACACGACCCGTCGTTTTCCACGTCTGAAGGACGACCAATGACCACGAACTATGAAAAGATCAAGGCCCGGATCGCCGCGCTGATTGCGAAGGCGAAGGGCACCGACAACGAGCACGAAGCGGCGGCGTTCATTGCGAAGGCCGAAGAGCTGCTCGAGCAGTATCAGATCGACCTTTCGGAGCTCGGCGACGAATCCGACAAGGTGCGCCAGCACTCGGGACTCGACGCCGACGGCAAATGGGTCGCGTCGTGGCATCGCCACCTGTACCGCGCGCTTGGCCAGTACTACGGCTGCAAGTCGATCAAGGTCAACACCATGAAGGGCTATCGCCAGGAACTCGTCGGGCGTGAATCCGCGATCGTGACGACCGATCTCATGTTCGTCTTCATCAAGGCCGAGTGCAATCGGCTCGGCCGCGAGCTCGCTCGTGACGGCGGCGCGCCGACTGACGCAAATGGCGCGCGCCTTGTGGGCAATGCGCTCGTCCAACGCATCTTCAAGCTCATCCGTGAGCGCGAGGAACGCGATGCCCTCGCGCCATCGACCGCGGCCGCGAAGAACTCGCTGATCGTCCTCGACCAGGTCGTCGCGCTGTTCGAGCAGCTCTATCCCGACACGAAAGATGGTCGACGGATTCACATGAGCAGCACGTCGTCTGCTCGCGAGCTTGCCGAAGGCATCGGCCTGCACCGTCAGGCCGGCCACGTTCAGACGTTGAAACTCCGGTGAGGTATGGCCCGATAGACACCGCGTTTCGCGCGGTGTCGACCATCGCCGTGTTCTTGCTCGCTTGGCAGTCTTACGGGCCTGCCACTGGGAGCGTAGCGCCGTTCTTCATATCGGCTATATGGCTGACGTATGCTATATGGTCAGATAGAACGAGGATCGACCAATGATCCGTCTGCGCGAAGTTTGGCATTGGTGGCGTGACGGCAAACGCGTCTCGCAGAAAACAGCTTTGACGCCACCAGGTATTTACAGCATGCAGATTCTCGACGTGCGGATCGACCATAAAGGACGCCTGCTTTACGACGCAGAGATGCTGTGTGAGGAAACGCAATGACCGAATCTCAACTTGGCGATATGGCTCGCCGGCTTGCTCGAGCGTCCGTTGTGTCGGACGTTGACTACGACAAGCTGGTCGAGCATTATAAGGCGCAGGATCGTGACCCTGCGATGATCCTTTACGATATCGAAGATGGTATCCGTCTTGCATTTGGGCTTCGAGTTAACTAGGAGGCAACACATGCGGTTAGGCCCGTTCTACGTTCTGCGTGAGCGCTCGACGCGCAAGCTAATGCCACAGGTGAAAGTGGCGACGCGTGCCGAGTTCGGCGATCACGGGCCGCCGCGGCTCTTCACAACGCGGCACGCGGCATCGCAGGCGCTCAACTGCTGGCGCATGGGACTTTGGCGCCTTACGGGTGACGAAGACGGCTGCTGGCCCGAACCGTCGCTCTGGAAAGGCAACGCCGAGATCGCCGCGCGCCGTCAAGCAACGGACGTCGATATCGTGCCGATGCATTTGGTATCGGTTCTATGAAGCGATGGCACTCCTGGCGTAATTCAGAGCTTTGCCTCAAGCTGCGCATGTTATGGATGATGCGCTGGCTTCCGCGTGTTTGGTATGCCGAAGTCTGGAAGCAAGATGCGAGTGCGCGCATCTGCTGCGACGGGTATATGTGCGGCTGTCAAGGTTCAGATTATTGGGCATACTGGGAACACCTGCTGGAGCATCGGCTGTGAAATATATCATCCTGGAGACGCCCGATGGGCGCCGCATGCCGATTATCTTTCCCGAGGCGCTAACGCACTGCTTCGTTGCTGGCGCGATGCAACTGGTTGTCGATACGCTCGATCCAAAGAAGGACTTGCGTCCGCGGCAACTAGACGGTCTGCTAAAAGCCGGCAACGCGAAACCGATATCCGCGGGCTTTGTCGATCTGCACGAAGTCAGCGTCCACGGTGAAAGCGAAAGTCTCGGCGGGCTCAAAAGCCGGCATGTGGACGAAGGATATATCTCGTTTGGCGATGCCTGTGCCTACACGGCTGACCATATTGTCGCCGATCTGCTAAATTTCAAGCGAGGCGAGAGATGATCCAATATCTCATGCTCGTCGAAGCGACAGCACACAAATATCGGAACTGTGCGGGCAGCGCAGTCAAACTTCGGTTCGATCGTCCGCAAGGTCCGATCTTCAGCTATATTCATTCAGCGACGGAGGACGATCTCGTTGTCTGGAAGGCTAGGGTCGGCCAAGAGATTCCCGTATCCATTCGCAAAAGGATGCTCGAGCCCGGGCGTTGCTACGAAGAGGCGCGGGTTCGGTTTAATTTGAAAGGGACAGACCGTGACGCCTGAAGATCGCGCAAAGCTCGACGAGATTCAAGCAATCATCAAACAGCGCGGCAAAGGATGTGGCGACTGCTCAGCCTGCTGCACGATCATGGGCGTCGAGATGGAGCCTATCGCAGATGCCTTCAAGCCCGAGCGACAACGCTGCGGGTATGAGCGCAAATGCGGCGGCTGCTCGATCTACGAGAACAAGCCCGACAGTTGTGAATCCTTTATGTGCTTGTGGCTTGCAAGCCAATGTTTCGATGGCGGCATGCCCGACAAATGGCGGCCCGATAGGGTCGGAGCTGTCCTCGACTTGAACCCGCTCGGCATTATGACGGCACATCTGAAGCACGAAACAGCGTTCGAGCGACAAGGCCCTTTGCGCGACATGCTCCTGTGGCTATCAAACGTCCGCAATCCGCTCTTTAGCAAGAACTTCATTATTCTTGATCGCCCGAGCGGCAATAACTTGCTGTTCCGTCACGACGGAATAACTGAAGAGCTTGTTCCATGCGGTATCGGGCCGACAGGGCTCAAACTGTTCCGAACGAAGTATCCGGGAGAAGTCTAATGGATCTTTTGCGTTTGCTTCCGCCGTTTTGGTATCAGGGACGAGAAACCAGCGAAAGCTGGGATCGTGCGCTCAACAAAGCGCTGGATATCGGTATTACGTCTGTCGGGCCACATGAAGCGATCGTTGGCCCGTTTACCGTGTGGATCGCAAACTATCCGTATGCGTTCGGCTTCAACAGAGCCGACGCGCTTGAGCTCTTGCCTAAGGTGCGAACGCGAATTAGACTGCGGCGTGCGATCGAGCAATTTCACGACCGTCGCTACGCAGAACAATTCCCGGTGCGCCATGACCAAAAACGAAGCAATCTTTCGTGTCCTCCGAATGAGCCCTGACCGGCCAGGCGTCGCACGGCTTGCCCAAGAATTGCTAGCAGACGTGACAGGCGGCATTTACGTGCTGCCTGCACCGCCCGAGCAAACCGAAAGGCGAATGATACGGCCGAACAGACACGGCAAT